CTCCTTGCTTTACAATCTCGCTGTCTTGCCCTGGCTTTTTTTCTAAGATAACAAATGCCCATCCACCTATTCCTTCTGCAACTCCATTTTCTCTATTATTTTCCTTGCAGGCTCCATCTGTATATATATTCATTTTTTTCTTAAATTTCTTGTATAATATAACGTATAAATTATTATAGGAGTGTAACATATTCCCCACCACATCAGTGCATTTAATGCGTAATACATATCTCCTTCACTCATTTCCTTTTTGGTTTAATTGGAACTAAATCTTCCCCTATTGTTTTTGCTTGAAGACTCTTAATAACTGGAAATGTTATTTCTGAACAATCAACTGGCTTACTTTCTACTACTGGTATCTTTATAAATTTGTCATCCTTTAGCTCATAATCGCTTCCGCCAATTACCCAATAGCTTTTATAGTCAGTTGCTTGAATTCCGCTCTTAGTTACATGATTAATAAAAAAACCATTAACAAAATCATGACCACTACCGATTTCATATAAATCCTGACCTTTAAATTTAATATCAGATTTTTTATCTTCTGTTAAATTTGAAATCGCTTCTTTTAACTCTCTTTTTCTATCTTCTTCCGTCACATATTTAATATGAAACAACTTTTCTTTATTTTTTTTACTCATTTATCTCTTTTTTACTCATGTCTTTATCAACTCTTACGATTCTCGTTCCTCTCTTGAAGTTTATATATCCTTTATTGTTTTTCTCAAATTCTGCTACATAAATACCATTAGCTTGAAGTAAAGGATATAATTCTTTTGCAGTAGGGTCAAATGCTCTAAGAGTAGAATAACTAATCCCATCCCCAACCTTCATTGTTAAGTATTCTTTTCCAGTTCTTCCTTGAATCATTTTAAATGACTCAACAACAAATATATAAAAATCATCGTCATCGAAATTAACTATTGTTTCTACTATCTTATCTCTCTTAGCTCTTTCATTTACATCTTTCTTTATCTCAAGTATGTACTTAATCTTTTCAAGGTCAAAATTACAAACTTCTATAAAGTCCACTCTCTTTTCTGTTTCCGTTGTCGGAGGGAACTTTTTAATATCACTCTTTATTGGTATATCAAAAGAAGGGTCATTCATATCAAACAAAATAGTTTGATTAGCTATCTCTTTCTTCTTCTTTTTCTTCGCCTTAATAGCAATAAGCTGCTCTCTTGAATCTCCCCAATCATCAAACACGCCAGCCTTTAGACAAGCGGTAAACGCTGTCTTGTTAAACTTACTAAATGGAAGCCTTAAAAACACACTCATACTTATTGTCTCAAGAGTCTTCTTATCTTCCCCCTCTTTCACTTGGACTCCATTAACAAGAGAACACATCTCTTCATATGCAATTTCACCAAATCCATTAATTCCAGAAAATCCCATAGATATTTCACGGCCTCCTGTCATTGTCCATTCCCATCCAGACTTTCTTGAAGGCCTCTTTATAACAATACCTTTTGACATTGCAGATGCAATTGCTGAGGCAATCCAAATCTGCTGTTTCTCTTTTGGCCCAGACTTTGGATGATTCAATAAAGCAGTATAAAATTCAGTAGGATAATAATGCTTTAAATACAGGGTTTGCATAGCTAAGTAACTGTAACTCAGACTGTGACTCTTGTTGAACGAATATCCAAGATACTGAATTACCCAATCTTTAATCTTGTCAACCTCGCTTTTATCATACCCTTGAGCAGCCGCTCCATCAAGGAACATATTCCAGTACTCTTGAAAACCTTTCCAGTTTGGATTATTTAATTCACTCTCTGTTAGCTTTTCTCCTGCAGAATGTCTGGCAATAATCTTACTTGCCTTATCCATGTACCTACGGAGATTATCTCCCTTACCAAGACCCATTCCACCAATCCTATCAGCGATAAACATAAGCTGTTCCTGAAATACAAGTACTCCATTCGTTTCTCTTAATATAGGTTCAAGAGCTGGATGAACCAAGTTAATCTTCTCTGGATTAAACTTATTCGCTATAAACTCTTCGTGAGCTCCAATACCCATTGGACCTGGCCTATACAATGCATTACAAGCAACAAGTTCTTCAAATTTCTCAACCTGCATTCCTCTAATAAGATTATTCATCCCACTACTCTCAAATTGAAATATACCGTGATTTAATCCAAGCCTAAGTTCAATAAAAAGATTCTCATCTTCAAGGTCAACATAATCCACTTTACCAGTTATATCCTCTCCTTTTGTTGTTTTTACAATTTCAATTGTTTCCTTGATTACATTCAAAGTCATTAATTTCAACCTATCTAACTTCAAAATACCAATAGCAGATAAATCCTTACCTGACTTATCAGCCTCTTGAAATGCTGATACAACATTTCCATTAGATGCAATAACGTTTGTTGGAACATAATCCCAAGATGGACCTGGAGTAATTACAACTCCAGCTGCATGCTGACCAACTCCCCTAATATTGCCATGTAACTTTAAAGCTACTTCAATCATTTCCTTGTTCCTTGGGTCTCTAATCCAATTTCTAACCCTTGGAGTACACTCTGGCTTATCTGGCCATGTTTCAAACCAATGCCTAAGAGTGTCGTTATACTTTAAAAAGTCTGGCATCTCTTTGGTAAGCTCAAAAACATCAGAACCAAATCCAGTAGCTTCTTTTCCTTGATATGCTCGAACAACATCTTTAATTGTATTCTTTTCAGAAAAAGTACCGAAAGTACCAACAGACATTACACGCTCTTTTCCATACTTCTCATATAAAAAATTATCAGTTATATCATCAGTCCCATTCATAAAGTCAATGTCAATATCGGGAGGAGAATTGTGTATTAAAACACTGGAAATCAATGAGTTACAGCATTTATCTAAAGAATTACTTGAGCAGAAGAAAAGATTATCTTTATCAAAAGATAGGTCATAAACTCTATTGTTGTATTCAATTTTATTTATTGATTTAATTTTTGATAGCTTCATAATTTATTTGCTTCTATTTGACTTTTTATATATTTTAACACATTTTCCTTATTGTTTTTCCAATCACTCTCCCATACCTCTATATAACTACAATTAATGATATTAATTATTTCATTTTTCCTTTTTCTATCATCTATCCAAATTTTTGAGGCTAATTTTTTCTTATTTTTATGATAAAAATCATGACTATAAATATTTGGATTACAATGCCAATAGTCTCCCATTATCTCAATAACCACATTACTTTCTTCATTATAATAATCAAGCTTGTAGAACTTTCTTTTATTTACAACTATTATTTTTTGACCACTATCAGAATTATAATGAAAAGACTTACTTAACCCTACCTCTTCTAATTCTGATATAATCTCTCTTTCTAATTTAGAAGATTCTCCAAGATTTTTATTTACATTTTTAGAATTCTGTAATTGCCATTCATATGAATAAAATAAATTATCTACTCCAAACTTATCTTGCATTGTCATTGTTACAGCGGAATAATGACTACCTCTTTCTAAAAACCAATTAACACCATACCTATCCTCCATTGTATTAGAAATCTTATCTTTAATCTGCTTTGATTGTATTGGCGCAGTTAGGCCAGTTGTTCCTAAGTTTTCATTCAAAGTTTTTTCATATTGACTTCTATATTCCCTTGTTTTATAGTAAAGGGACTTATAGTGTTTTTCAGATAATATGTGTCCATTTGACCAAAACTTAACTCCCTTTCTTGATGGGTGTAGGTCAATTAACTCTTCTTCTTCCGAAAATTTATTATATACTTTAACTTTAGATTCTGTCAAAGAATATTCCTGCTCTTTAGATTTGATTAAAACAGCACTATGCCCTCTTGGCCCTTTTCCAAAATAACAATCTTCAACAATTCCAATAAACTCTCCTCTATTATATAACTCCTTTCCAATTATATTATCAATAGAAACGATTAGCTTATTATTATATGGCCAATTTTCTTTCTCACTATTGCTTGCTTTCTTAAATTCAAAAAAATCACACAAACCAGCAATCAAATCGCTTTGTCCATCAAATTCAATATTTAATAATTCTTCTTTTTTCATAACTATAAAATCTATATCTATAAATATAGATAAAAACTTTTAAAATACAAACAATTGGTCTGTTTCTATAATTTCATCAACACGAACCTCGATTCTTTCCCCACCCCTAAACACAGGAACAATATGACAACCTGTTAATTGAATTTTTGCGCCATCTTCGCTTTCTATCTCAAAAACATTTTCTCCCTCCTTCAATTCTCTTTCATGCTTCTGAACCAGGGTTCCAAGTCCATGTTCAGTCTGAACTGGGTCACCAACTTCAACATCAACTATGTTTTTATAAGAACCATCTTTAAGCATAACATTACAACTTGTTGTTAGACAATTTCTCTCTGGATTTAGAAAACGCTCAAAATAAAGGTCAAACCTTATCGGGTCAATTTTAGTAATGTCGAGGCAATAAGAGAGCAAACTTCCAGCAGCGCTTCCCCTAGCAGGCCCGATGTCATGACCAGTTCCTCTATAATAATTTACTATCTCCCAGTTTACAAGAAAGTAATCAAGCATCTTCTTTGATTCAATTACTTTTAACTCATAATTAAGTCGGTCAACATATTCTTTAACTTTTTCATCAGTCATATTGACTATGCCATTTTCTTTATACTTATTTATCTTTTGCTTTAGCTTAGCAAATGCAAGTTTTACGATTATTTCATCTGGCTTATCAGTCTTAAAATAATCAACTATATCTTGTGTTGGCTCATATCTCGGATACTTCTCCTCACCTGTTTCAAATTCAAAATTACACTTGTCAGCAACCTTTAAAGTATTTGCCATACAAAGTTCAAGAAAATTATCTGGATAATTGAAGTTATGCCTAACGTTCATTGTCCTATAATCTTCACTACCAAAATACCAAAGCTCCCTATTCTCTTTAAGAAAACATTTATCTATAGGCCTATGTTGCTTTATTGATGTAACTATATCTTGAATTATTGAATCATCTTTTTCTGGATAATACGTATCATTACTAACAACAGGCATTATGTTGTACTTCCTCATCATCTTAATAAGGAAATTATTGTATTGTTTTTGAGTTGGGAATCTACTAAATTTGAATTCTATTATCAAATCTTCTCCGAATTCAGTCCTAAGCATGTTTATATAGTTCTCAGCTTCTTTTTCACGCCCTCTAAGAGCCATACTCGCTAATTTGCTATCCAATCCTGAAGTAGACACGATAAGCCCTTCTTTATACTTTAAAAGCCACTCAGTAGTTATCCTACCCTCTTTTTTAAAGTAACCTTCTGTATTTGCAAGATACAACAAGTGATTAAGATTGCTATATCCTATTTTGTCTTTAATGAAAATCTTTACCTTAAAATTATCTCCCTCCAATGCTTTCTCTTCAAATAACCCAATGTTATCATTCAAGAATATTTCAATACCAAAAACTGGCTTAATACCTTTTTTATTACACTTCTGAAAGAATTCAAATGTACCAGATAAAGTTGCATTATCTGTTATTGCCATTGATGTGTGACCTAAGGATTGAGCCTTATCTATATATACATCAACTGAACCAGCTCCATCAAGTATTGAGTGAAACGTATGAAGTCCAAGTGGAGCTAAATTTGTTTGATTTTTTTGTACTTGTATCTCTATTGACTTTTCTTGTACGAAGTCTGATAGAGATTCTGTATTTATTTCTGCTGGATTTTCTTGCGCAAAGTCTGAGAGAGATTCTGTAGTAACAATTTCCTCTTTTTCTTTAAACCCAAGAATATTCCTTCTTTGAAGTTCGAAGAAACACTTAGAAAGAGCTGTAACATCTGCAAGTGCATCATGCGCATCCTCAAATCCTTTATCAAATAATTTAGTATGAAGCTCTGTTTGACTTGGGTACTTAAATCCACTTCTACCTCTTGCATTTGGAATTGCTACAAACTCTGTAGTCAACTTCATTGTATCAATATGTTGAATATCTTGCACGTAATTGTGCATCTCTTCTCTCAATAATTCACAACCAACAACATTCTCATCAAATGTAATATTATGTGCAATTAAATATTTATTGTTTTTAACTGCTATTGAAAACAAATCAAGAGCCTGCCTTAAAGGTATCCCTTCAGCTTTTGCTCTTTCATTAGAAATTCTATGGATTTTTATAACTTCATCTGGAATAACATAGCCATTAGGTTTTATTATTAAATTTTGCGAATCTGTCTCTATGCCATTGGCATCAAATACTTTCCAAGCTATCTGAACCATTCTTGGCCAGTTATTGAAATCTGTTATTGGCGCACTAAAACTAAGTGCCATTCCAGTTGTCTCGGTATCGAATACTATATACATTATAATTGTTTTTACAAATATACGATAAATTAATAATAAAGTTTCAAAAATAAAAAAATCCACTCTAAATTAGAGTGGATTTTCTTTAAGAATAATCACCTTCGTAATCCTCTTTTGTCTTTTGGACTTTACCTTTAATTCCTTCAAGAATTCCAATCATAATCCTACAACTACGCCTGATATCTACTGCAGCGCTTTTTACTTTTTGTGGTCCAAAAAACTTTTTCAATCTCTTATCAAAATCTCCTTCGAGTTCGTCAAGAAGATTTGAAACATCCTCCCTAACTCCATACTCATCGTTTTTGTTCCAGCCACCATAATAGTCTCTATCAAACATCGCCTTTCTTTCTAGTTCTTAAATATTTCTCAACTTCACTCATTAAACTATCACTATCTTGACCAAGTTTTTCTGAACCTTGAATTAATGAGCTAGTTTTTTTAACTTCTTCTTGAATTACAGATTTTCCAACCCCTCTATTGATAATGTCGCTATTATTCATCCTCTTCATTAGCTTCTCAGATTCAAGCCTCATCTGACTCCCTCTTTTTATTAAGGCATTATCTTCAATATTATTCTTTTTAGGAGACTCATCTGCCCCTAGCAACTCGTTAATTAAACCAGAAGTATACCTATCAGATATGTTCATAGCTTTGTTGAATTTGTTTTCTGCAAGAGGAGCCTCTTCAGCTGGCGCTTCTTCTCCACCTTCTTCTCCAAAGTCTTCACCTCCCATATCAAGGTCTCCACCCATGTCCATTCCACCACCGAAGCCGCCTCCGCCTCCGCCCATGTCACCACCTTCATCTCCACCTTCTTCACCGCCTTGTTCAGCTGCCATCATTTCTTCAGCACCTTCAATCTCAAACTTCTCATCAAGTTCTTTGAAAAGTCCAATTTTCTTGTACATTTCAATAGATGAGTCAATTTCAGCAAATATTTTCTTCTCAACTTTTTTCTGTTTAAGAATAAGTTTAATTTCATTTTTAGAGAAACCAAGAATATTTTCCATTGCCCAAACATAAGATACTGGAGATGTTGCCTCCGCAGAGAACATTTCCTTAAATACCTCAATACGTGCTTTCATTGTTTCCAACTTCAACAATTCTTGTTGTGTAGATGGATTTGCAAGCGTAAGCGTAAAGTTATCTATCTCATCTTTAAATCCATTGAAGTAAAGATGAATGTTTGCTATTCTTTTAAGCTCAGCAAGAACTGCTTGTTGTATTGTGTTAATAGTTCTTGAGAACCTAAGGTCTTGTTGCGATAATGTTGAACCCCCTGGAAGACTCTCACCGTAGTTTAAATAATTCTTAGGAACTTGAAGTGAAGCAAATAATTTATTCTGGAAGTACTCTATATCCTGAATATCACCTAGATTAGAATTGTTTGTAAACACACCAACTGAAAGGGCAAAATTGTGATAATCATGATACATTTCATTGCCATCAATTGTAATGGTTCCAGTGTCCTGAGTGTCTGATAAAAATTCTACAGAAACTATTTTATGATTAAAATATTCAGCTTTATTTTTGAAGTCACTCCAGTTAGAATATCCAAATGATTTCATCATCTTAACAAGGTTATTATGAGTAAACCCATTTTTCATCTTTTTAAGTTGAGCATTTCCTTTATTCAAAGAATCAAATTCAGACATAAATAAAGAGTTTTCTGAATTTATATCTATCAATATTTCTCCAGCCGACATTCCATCTTTAAATCTATTTGATACAAATTGAAGCATTTTATCAGAATACTTAATTGTTTGTTTCTCAATTATAGCATTTCTTAAACCTTCACCTTTCCATTGCTCTTTAGTAATTTCACTTTGCTTGTTTCTTGCCTTATCTGTCCCTCTAACTATTTTAAGAGTTTTGCTGGTTTTTTTGTAAAACTCCTTTTTGTATTCTGGGTCTAAAAGTAATTCTTGCAATTTATCTGAACCTTTTTTGAAGTTTATTTTTGCTATTTCTATTTTATTATTCAATTCTTCTTCAGATATATTATTCCAATATTCCTTTATCCCCTCTCTCCTAAGAGCCTTCCATTCTTCAACTTTTTCAACACCAAAAAATTCCTCTAACCTTTTCATGTTATCTTGATGATAATAAAAATGGTCCCTTGAATTCATGAAACATAGATTATCTGGACTATTATCATATCTATTAAAATTTTTATGATGAATAGTGTTTTTCAATTCTTCTCTAGCTTCTTTTAAATGAACAAATTCCTCATGTAAGTTTAAGTCTCTAAAATAATTTGCGATAATTCTATGAGTATATAACCATTTATTTTCTGAATGGTCATATATCATCTCATAAGTGTTTCTCTTTCTCTTTTTACCTGCTCCTTTAATTTTCTCAAACTTTTTGTTAAAAGCCCACATAGACTCCCCTTCAACAAGGTCTTTTGCTTCTTTAATTCCATTAAATCTAGTTGGAAACTTATGGTCAGGAGTTGTAGTTATAGTTTCTCCATTATCCAAGGTAATTTTAACAACCTTTGCGTCTTTCCTTGTAACTCCAGCCCAAGTTATTTTTCCTGGAACTACTTTTCCTGTATCTGGATTTATTGAATAACTCCACAACTCTTTACCTTCCTCATGTTCTTTAATAATATCATTAAGCTCAAGACTTCTACCATCAAGTAAATCAATTTTTGTATCAAGTGCAAGACATGCTCCTGGAAGTGTTTCAATTCTTGATGACCTATCGGCTCTCATTGGAATGAAATAATCCTCTGTTACGTTCATTGGATTGTACTTCATATTTATGTTACCAGTTTTCTGGTCAACAATAGGTTGTTTCTTAAGTTGCATCTGGAACTGTTGGATGAATTGTCCAACATCAGCATGCTCTAAGTTACCAACATCAATATAGAATACCCTTCTTTCTGGAGCTCTTGTAATACGATATACAAGCATTGAATCTTCAGCGAGCTGTAGTTGTTTCCAAAGCTTTCTTGCTGGGTCTAATATAGAACGTCCATACGGAAGCTTTCTTGTATCTTCTAATAATCTAAAGTGAGCAACTTGCCAATCTTCAAAATAATCTCCAGTAGTTTCCCATCTAAACCTTACATCATCAGTCCTACCCTCATAACCTTCTTCTCTATGAATTTCCTCTGAAGGAAGAGCCATAACGTCATAAATACCTTCATCTTTATCAATGTGTAATTGAAGGAAGAAATCTCCGTATTTTAATAAATCTCTAATCCAAAGTTTTAATGCAAAATCTATATCAAGTCTATTGTAAAATAAATCTTCAAGCAAATCCTTAACTCTTGAGTTTTCTGAAAAAATATCAAGTATCTTACCCTTATCTCCTCTAGTGATACATTCATCTCTCATAATATTAAGAGCAGCAGCGATTTCAGGAGACATATCCATGGCTCTAAAATCCTGGTAGGCATTTATCCTATCGGTATCATAATAAATAGTTCTTGTATAAAGGTCATGTGCAATTTTATTAACCTGCCAGTCTAGAAATTGCTGTTGTACATTTTCAATATTACTTCCAGGGCGAATAAGATTATCTCCACCACCTCTATGTTGCACAACACCAGGGTCGGTTGTAATTGGGGTTCTTTTTTTATTCTTATTTATTGCGTCTTTAACGCCTCCAAATATGCTGAAATTTTCTTGTTCTTCTGCCATCTATGTTTTATTTTATAAAATATAATTATTTAATCTGTTAAAAACAAATATTTATCCCATTAACCAACTTGTATCGTCTTCATCTGATATATCTCCATCAAAAGATTGATTACCTTCACCGTTAAATATGTATAATCCACCACCACCGCTTTTTGATGTGTCTGTTTTTTTTCCTGAGGCCTGCGAACTACCTACGCTTGAGTTAGTGCTAAGCATCATTGCTTGAAGTATACTTTTTTGCATTTCATTTGAAGATGTGACATTTTCAAATTCCGTATCTCTAATATAAAGAGCGATACCAAGAGCTAAAATTAAATCATCATTAAACCCTGGCTCGTGCTCTGGCTTGTCTCCGTTCATTACAAATGTTTGAAATTCAGACATAAGCCTCTTTGAGTGGAGAATAAGAGCATTTTCCCTCATATGCTCTATTATTGCTTTTACAAGAAGGACTCTGTTTTTCCTTGAAGTCTGAAAACCTGGTATTTCTGTGCCTTCACTTATCTTATAGTTATGATGTCTAACGTGAATATCTTTTATATTCTTTGAGTAGAATTGTCTATTTTTTGGCCAATTGAATTTATCTCTAATGTCAAAACAAACGCCAAGACCGAATGAATTTGCCTCAATTACGATATAGGCCATATTATACATTTTTGCTATGTAATTTATTACAAAAGGAAATAGGTCTGGAGAAATCTTTTCCCTAAACTCAGCCACTTGCTCAAGTGTATCTACATCAATAATCTGAAGTGTGGAGAAATCCTTCCCATCACCTCTGGCAACATCTCCTCCAACTATATACTGTTTTCCCTCTTCAGGTTTTTTATATATTGTCATATTTGCAACATCTTGTATAAATTCTGCAAATTTTTCTAAATTTTCTTTTTCAAGATAGTTAAACCTAATATATCCTTCAGCCTTATGGTCTCCTTGAACTCTTGCGTGATATTTGGATACCAACTGAGGGTCAATCGCAAGCCTCTTAGAGCCTTCGAATGAAAGGTCAAGCTCTTGAGCTATTTTAACTGAATCCCAATTCAATCTCTTACATTGAGATTCATACCATGGACTCCAAGGCAACTCTTCTCCAGAAGGGCCCACTTTCATCTCAAGACCTACGGCACTATTTGGGTTTTCTTTCCAGTGAACTGTTTCTCCATGGAAATCGTTATCATTTGCAACAGCGTCCACCCAAGTCTTATAGTAAAGATTACCTGTACCATTAGGGGTGGAAATCATTATACATTTACCGCCAGTAGCAGAAAGCGCCATACCAGCTCCCATCCAAATCGCCTCATCATCTTTAATAAAGGCTGTTTCATCAAGAACAAGCATTGTAAGAGAATCTCCACGACCAGCATTTGGACTCGATGCCTTAGCTTCTGCATACGAGTTGTTAGAGAAAGATATTTTCTTTGTGTTATCGGATTCAATTGCATCTGGCTTAAGCCAAATTGGAGTATGCTCTATAAACTGTTTAACAGTTTCAAGGAATCTCATAGCTCCAGCTCCGTCATTGGCAATAATAAGAATCTTCTCATCATACCTAAACATAAGCCTCCAAGCAACATATCCAGCCGTAATAACAGAAAGACCAGTTTGTCTTGATTTAAGAATTATATTATTTTGATGTTCGTGGAAATTTCTTAAACAATTATTTTGATACTCAAAACATGTCATTTGCGCTACCGTCTTCTTACTCGCATCAAATACAAAACCATAAGTGTTCATATAATACACAGGGTCTTTAGCACACTTAGCGTACTCAAGCATTTTTTTATCTATCATTCCTAATTATTTATAATAAATAGGGGTAAAAAGACATTTCCGACATTTAAAGTCCTATATATACGTTTGTTGATAGTTCTTCATCAGACTTAACAGCTACATTGTCTGATATAAATATTACAGAAGTAATATTATTTTTTGCATAAAGTTGATAATCTCCTACAGTAGAAGCAGACCATTCAGCCGTATATACGCCTCTTGAAGCGTCTGATAAAGAAGTACTGACGGTTATTCCAGTATAATCAATACCATCTCTATACATTACAGTGTCGAAAGTGACCCCAGTAACAGGGTTATTATCTTCATTTACAGAAATAATTTGTTCGTATACGGTTACTCCAGTTGTAATATTCATCTCTAAGCTTTTTAATAAATAGCTTTAAAAGATTATTCTTCCACTTTTTTGAAAACATTTGACCTTGTAATCTTATATTTTTTTACATTTCCAGACTTTGCATTGATATAACCTTCTTCCCACCACTTTAACATCTGCTCTTTTTTAAACACAAGAGAATTATCTGTAAGACTATATGGAGTATAATATATGTTAATTGAAATTTCTCTCCCATGTGAGTTTAACTTACCTAAATCTATATTATCTTTAGCAGTTTTTCTTTGCATTATATCCATAAGCCTGAAGAAATGTTGAAGTAAATTTTCAATCCTCCCTCTCTTAACAACCCCAAAACCTTCTGGGCTAAGAACAATAACATCAATCTCAGTGGCACCATTTTCTATAGCCACTTGAATTGGAATGTGCTCATATATAGCTCCATCTGCATATTGATTTCCATCTTTCTCAACAATACTTGTAACAATAGGCGCATTGCAAGATGCCCAAAGCCAATCAATGAAGTCCTCATATTTATTGTCATTTGATGATTTAAACTCTGGCCTTTTATCTGTTAAATTTGAAACCACTGCAATAACTTCTTTATCTGACCTATACAGTCTATCAAAATGCTTTTCTTTAAAATACTCTTTTATTAAATTTCTAAGATTATGCGTTTCTCCAAGAGTTTTCTTAAGAGTAACCACTCTTTTAAGTGCATTCCATGTTTTAACATTTCCTTCACTATCAAATGGATTTACAGAAAAAATATCATCAGATGTAATATTTGTATAACCCTCTTTTAAAAGATTAAGTTCACGAATAGACGTGAGAGGAGCTAAAAGACTTCCAGTAGATGTTCCTACATATAAGTCATAATCTTTTCCTTGGTCTTCTACAAGATGTTGAATAACTCCTCCAGCCCAAGCGCCTTTTGCTCCTCCGCCTGAAATACACAAACTCTTCTTACCTTTGAAGGGTTTATTTTTGAGCTTGCTTGGTACACTATTATCTTCTGACATAAAAAAAGGAGTTATACAAAATATAGCTCCTTTTTTTGACAAAATCAATATTTGATTTTTATTTTATATTTCCACTTAAGTTTTTATCTTTTAATTCTTTTAATGCTAACTTAGTTTCCCAAGAACCGATTGCATGCCTTTCTTGTCTAAATGCCCAATTTAAAACTTTACTTAAACTATGACCTCTCTTATACATAAATATCTTATAGTACTCTAAAAAACCTATTGATGCTGATATTGTTGTTCTCTTATCTCCAAAACTTGTTTTCTCTCTCACTGCTACCACATCTTCAAGCCACTCTCCCCAAACATTACCTAATTCATCATACCTTACTGAGAATCCTTGGTACATTACATCTCCTAAAAAAGCGTAAGTACCATCAATAAGTCTCCACCAAATTTTAAAAAAAACTTTCCAATCTTTTTCTTTAAATGGCATATACAAAGAATAAGGAATACTATATAATATTCCAATAATAATAACTGGTGTAAATACCAAGGCTGAACCTAATATAGTAATTAATCCATTTCTAAATTCTTTAGATACAATTAAGCCAAGTACAGTAAAAATTGCCAATAATATAAGTAATGTGTTCATAGTTTTTTGTTTATAAATATAATTAAATTTATTGAGGGTCGAGAGAGCTAATAATAAACATTCTTATCGTAACTGTATCGCTTGTTCCTGGAACAAAATTATCTAATCTTGAATATGTGTGTGTTGATATGTCTTGTATTAGTTCGCAGAGATTTCCATTAGAATCCTGTTTAGTTCCATACTCATAATAAGCAGATATAGATGAACTAATGTCCTTCAAGAAGGGAATAGCATCAGCTTCTGCATCATTAATATTAGTTAAATCTACAGATGTCATAATAATCAAACCAACTGTCTTAACAAGCAGGTCATTAATTAAATTCTTTCTCCTCCTCCTTGCCTCATCTCTTGCAACCATTGGAGGATATACCTTAAGTGATACTTTACTATCATCAGATAGAGTGTCATCCATTTTGTACCATTTTCTGGTTATAGTTCTCGTAGTAACATACCCATTATCTGCAAAAGTATAATCTGCAACATAATTAAGGATTGGATTGTCATAAGTAAATACCGTAAACCCATATGAATCATAAGATACCGTTAAATTCTCATAATATGTACAACCAGTTAAGAGCCCAAAATTATCAAACTTGAAGTCTGGATGCAATCTTTGACTCAAATCTTTTTTATAGTCGATTGACTTTGGCGCTTTCTTTTGGTTTATACTTCCTATAGATTCAAAAATGTCATCACTCAAGAAATCATAAAGCTTATAGTGATTATACCCTTCTTGTTCTTCATCTGTGTAGACCTCATCTCTTTTATCTTTATCTACAATAAAGTATTTAGAAAGAATTTTTTGGTCACTCAAAGTATATGCACTCCAAGTTGTTCCAGTCTGAGTGTCATAAATTTCTTTTATTTCTTTTCTTGTCTTACAATGTCTATAACCAGCAGAATCACCAAATTCATCCCAATTTTCTATTGAGGTTATGTTAGAGTATCCATCAAGAGTTGTTGATGCGGAAGTCATAAAAGGACTGTTTTCACCCAATTCACTATCATTCCAAGATACAAGGTCAACCCCTAATGTTTGGCCGCTAATATTATATGCAAATATGTTCATTATATATAAATATTAAGTTATTTTTAGTATTTCAATCCTTGCTCTTCTTATTTTAACTGTAATATTTGAAGATGGTTTAAATTGAATATCAACCGTGTGAACCCCTTTTTCCAAAACCTCATACTTAAAACCTCCATGAGGCTCCCAGCTATTACTATCTTTATATTCTATATTATTATCAGATAAAGAAGAAGATGAATTAAGAACCACTGTACTTAGATGACTCTTATTAGTTGCGCCATTTGTTTCATAGTACCATCCTATTCTATATTTTCCAGATGTAATATTAGAAGTAGTTAATGTGATTTTTGTTGAATATGAATTTTTTGAACTTGTTGATGTCTCTCCTTCAGATGAAGTCTCTGCAACATAAGAACCATAAGCATTGCTTAAATTTATAGTTGTTGTATCTGGGACACCTGTTTCATCTGAAATACCCAAAGAATTGCTATCAAAAGTAACTTGCTCATTAGCTTTATCTACAAGTTTTTGCATTTCTTTTGCATATTTCTTCTGCTCTTCTCCAGAAAATATAGAATCCCTATATGTTTTATCTACAGCAAAATTTATACAAAGCTCTTCTTTTTCCTCTGTAGTTAGATTTGAAAATGTTACCGTTGTAGCATATAACACTAAAGCATCTCTATACTCAATGTAGTTTATTTTACTTGATGAATGAGCAAACTTAAGGTTATCAATATTGGTAACATCAGTTGCATTGTTTGCGCCAAAATCATAATCATCTTCAACAACTATTAATTGCCTTTTCTTGTAGCGAGTATCTGGCTCTCCTCCAAAAAATATATCATCTTGCCTGGCTAATGTATCTAATCTTGCTATCTTCATATTATGTATTAATTGTCCAGTTCATATCTGTTACTTTAATGTCACTAGATGATGTTGTGTTTTCAACAAATAAAGCAATTTTATCTCCAAAAGACACATCTAGCAATCCTTTTGGATTTGCGAATGTTGTCGAATCAGCACCTTGAGTTCTTGACGGAGCTTTTGTTGATGTTAGTACTTGAAAACCAGCCCCAGAATCTATAGAAAAGTAGTAATTAAGGTCTTGATTGTTTGTTGAGGTAAAATACACAGTAGCATCCATAGATATTCTTGTATCATCCGCTCCAGCATAAGTAACTGTTCCCCCAGTGTATGTAAATCTTGAGAAAAAGTCTACATTCCAATTTAAAGAAGTAACTTGAGTTGGTGTGTCAATTGTCGTAATTGTTGTTGCTGATGTATTATCAGTAATATACACCTCAATGTTTGAGTTTGCATCTGTATCATCTGGAATTCCGTCATTCCCAAGGAATTGCCACCTTGTTCCCCCTGTATTTATCCCTTCGATGTAAGCTCCACCTCCAATAAACCCATTAGATGTCACACGACCCCTACCTGTTGTTTTAAGGTTTCCGTTTGCAGTTAAACCAGAAATACCTGTTTGCCCAGACATAACAGTAATTATGTTTCTATCTATTGTGACATTATCCCATCCAGAACTATTAAACTGAACAGATGTCCCACTCATAGATGGAATGATATTATCATACATAAGGAAGGTTCCGTTTTGTGAACCGTTAAACGCTAATCCATTAGCTGCGTTTTCTATTATATTATTTTCAAACCCAAAAAGCCTTACGTTTTCAACAACCCCTAGACTATTAATATTATTAAATATACAGTTCTCAATTGCAATAAAATTAGTTTGTTCACTTCCAGTTGTGGCAGAAAATTCAAACACTGTTCCAAGTGGGGCTGATACAAAAATGGTATTCAAACTAAAGTCAGCGCCATTTGATATAATCGCAGCGCTAGTCCCTGTGTATATAATCCCATCATTTGTTCTAAGTTTTCCTTCTAACTTTGATTTATCTCCCAATTCAATCCTGGAATTTCCAAGATTTATATTACCTACAATTTCATATATATAATTATCCTCTAAGGTAATTACATCATTAACAGCCTCTGGAAAATCTTCTATTGCAGCAATAACCGCATAGTTATCTCTAAACTCACCATTAACCGTGCTTCCAGTTATAGCTCCCTTAATTGGAAACACTCCTCTAAGGTCCGTTTCTTTAATCAACGACCACGTACCTCCGCTTTCTGAGCGATGTCTTAAATCATATTCAGAAATCATAAACCCAACTCCAACAAATTCATTTGGAATAGAAAAGTTAGCGTAACCATTTACATCTCTTATCACTCCATTATCTGTCCCATATGCTCCAGATGGTAAGTTCACAAAAAGTTTACAATCACCAGATTCTTCATTCACAGCTCCCCATATAACAACACTAAATCTCCTATTCACTAAAGAGTTTCCAAGTGAATCTGTAAGTATTTCATTTAGGTTTGTAATTTTATTATATGGTGTTACACTATCGTTTACAACATACATATCTGGTGTTCCAGAGAATGTTGGAAATGCGTGTTCATGCAATTGAAGAATGGTTCCTGATGTTGAATTGAATATTACATCATCAAGTGTAGAAGCGCTTGGTGTTATAGTAAGTGTCTGGTCTACTCCACTTTCATATGTTGCCTGCTGAAGCCTAATCCAATAGTTTATATGAGACAGGTGACCATTATCTCCTCCTTTTAAGAGGTGGTCAGACCATTGATGTACTTTATATGGCCCATCTGAAGCAACGCTTGAAGCACTTTGTAATAATACTGTAGCAATCGGAATGTATTGTGTTTCTGGAAAGGGTGCCAACGAAGCTGTTAGTAGCTTTGTAATTCCATCAATATAAATATAATTAAGGACTGGAACTGTGTCAGTCCCGCTAGTTAATGCGATACTCACAGCTGGTGTAGAATCAAACACATACGAGCCTCCTGTTAAATTAAGAGTCAAATCTCCGCCCCCATCTTGCTCTAATTCTAAACTAACAGTACCTCCAGATTCAACAATATTAATTTTAGGATTTTCAACAATAGAACCAACAATTGTTGACCAAACGTCATCAAGCTCTGGATGAGTTCTAAGTCCAATTTCAGTAAGACCTGTGTGAGAAATATTATCAACACTGGTTCCGTTGATATATATTGTTGTTGCAGAAACAGAGTTTGCAATAATGTCTCCACCAGTTGCTGTTCCTGAGAACTCAATATTATTAAAACTTGGTGAGTCAACAACGTTTATTGTTGGAAACTTTATCGTTCCACCTGTATATGTGTTTACTCCAGGTTGAACCTGCGTATGGTCAATATCATGTATTGTTTGAAATATATTTGATAAATCTGTTCCTCCTGAATAAATTGTAGAACCACTAATTGTTGTTGCAGAAACAGAGTTTGCAATAATGTCTCCACCAGTTGCTGTTCCTGAGAACAATACATTATTAAATGAAGGAGAATCAACAACGCTTATGGTTGGATTTCCATCTGTTCCAGAAACATTTACATTTGTTCCACCACTCACTGAGTCAACGAATATATCATAAAGGTTTGTTGACCCCGAATAAAACGTTGTTGCTGATAAGCTTTTAAAAGATGAATTACCATCTCCCTGCACAAATGCGTTAACAGTGCCTCCAGTGCTCTGAAAAGTTACAACTTGACTTTCTTCTAAAACACCAGTTCTAAAATCTACAGGGCCCCTTAAAGAATCTGTAGTAATTTCTGGACTAGTAGAATTCCCATAAGCTGTTTGAAGTGTGTCTGGTGTTGTTCCACCACCCCCTGTTCCAGCAAATTTTGCTTGTGGGACTATAATTGACCTAAGTGGGTTATCTAAATCTGGTTCACCACTTCTAGAAATAATAACAGCTAAAATATAAGCTTCTTTAAGTAAAAAATCTGGTGCAATATAATCAAATGTTGAAAAATCTGCTTTTGCACTAGCCAATGAAGTATACTCATTCTGACCATATTGAAATATGAGAAGATTTTCACTTGGTTGATGCCATATTCTATGTGCTGTATAATTATTGCTCGTTAATGCTGTTACAATTCCAAAACCATTTGGGTCATAATTATCAATATCTATTGTTGTTCCATTAAGCCCAATTAAACCAGTACCAGCTGCATACATGAATGTATCTGCTGATAATATTGGCTCTGTTATTATATTAGGGTTTTGAGAATTTATATCATAATTACCTCCAAGATAAAAAGAAGTACCCAATGATTTTTGTAAACTCAAAGTTCCAGTTATTTTAGAGATTCTATTTCCAGTTACAGAAAATGAACCTATACTTGATGATAAGTCTTCAAGTTGATTTATTGGATTTGTTAAAGGAACTGGTCTCTCCCATGCTTGCAACAATTGTCCGCTTACATGCAATAAACCACCAAGCAATATTTGCCCTCTTTTTTGTTGTGATGTTACCAGCGTAGAACCAGGTATCTGAACTAATCCCCCATTTATGTCTACATAAATATAAGAAAATGTTTCTCCTGTATCAGAAACATAAGTGCTTGTAACTCCCGTAAATGCATCCCAATTTACTTCACTCAATATTGGATTAAATTGGTCTATATTATTAGCAATATATCCCTTTCCAGACGTAACATTAAATGTTGTTGTTGTTGCAGTAGTTAAAACTCCACCCTGAATTACTCCTGTTGATGCGTTATTCTGTGTCAATATCTCCGCTTGCTTCGCTGATAAAAGAGTTAACGCTGCTTCGTTTTCTATCTCAACAAGAATTGATGCTGTTGTTGTTCCAGTAGAAATTACATGCCCAAGCCTCGACACTCTCGAAGAGCCACTTATTGAGTTTAAATCATAATTAAATTCTCCAGCAATAGTATCTGAAAGAAAAATATCAGAACCTGGTGTAACACCAGTTATATTAAGGTCTCTTACAATTCCATAAGTTGTTATAAAACCATCATCACCTGGTGCTATATCATGTGTTGCTATACCAGTTACTTGGAATTTTGTGTCCGTAACAACTGTTACTCCGCTGGCTATTGCTAATTGAACTGTTGGATGCCCGTCTCCATTTACACCATTTATATGACAAGCTGAACCATTTGTTATAATACTCCCAGTTCCATTGTGAGCTAAAACTACACCTTCTTGACCTAAGTTAATGGTCACATCCATATTTGGAGTATTCGGATAATAAGATAATGCATTTTCAGAATTATCATAATATACTCTACCAGCTAATGGAGTTGGGTCTGTGCTACCAGTTGTTCCAGAATAAAAATCAACATAATCTCCAACAGCAATTGTTGTTGCAGATATTGTTGTCGCTGTTGTTCCTTGAAGACTTGTGTCTCCAGATATAGTAATATTATTAAAGAATGGAGAGTCAACTGTACTAATTACTGGAAGCTGTGTAGTTCCTCCTGTTATTATATTTGAGCCTGGTTGAACAAACGTATAAGTGTCTGTTGAAATTAAATTTCTTATGATTGTTTCAACATCGGTAGAGCCTGAATATAGAGTATCAGCACTAAAACTACCAATCACTCTCGTGTTACCAGTAATCGTACCTCCTGTTAGTCCCAAAAATGAATTTGAACCGTATTCGAACACATTTGTACCGTTATAACCCCACAGCTTCTTGTCTGATAAGTTAGATGCAAGTTCTCCAGACTGGATTAGATTAGTCTCATTTCCAGTTGTTCCAGATGGAATCTTGCCAGGTACAGTAGTTCTCTTTGTTATTAAACGAGCGCTTCTGTTATCTGCCATGTTGAATTATATAATTCTTTAATAAAAAGCCTATATAGGCTTTCTATAAATAGAAATAAATAATTCGTTTTATAAAATAATTTCAAATGACATAGCACCACAATCCCATATCCTATCGTATCCATTTTCTACTGCCAATTCTTGTCCAGTTTTATTTTTATCTCCACCATACATTTTTAATAACTTAATTTTATTTAATGAAAATCTATGTTTTCTTTCTAAATAATTACTAGTTTTAACATAATAATATGATGGAGCTGTTCTTTTTATAAAACTAAATCCGTTATTAAAATAAACAGTTTTTTCATAATCAATTCCAGACCATCTACAGTCTGCATAGGTTATAATTTTTTTTGGACTGTATGTTCTTGTAAAATATTTTAACACCTTACCAAAACCTCCTATTACAGAAGTGTTTAATGAAGAACAAAATCTTATTAATTCATATTGACCTTCTTTGTCTTTTTTATCCCCTCTTATTCCAAGAGCAAGTCTTGGTTTTCCAAAAGTCATCACAGAAACTAGCTCTTCCCTATAAAACATTCCAACCCTTATTTTATCTACACAATCACCTTGCATATGATTGACTTTCATGAAATCAGTTTTTTCTTTTGAAGTTATTTCTCTTACAACACACTTCCTTGCGAATATTTTATTATCAGTTTTTTCTAAAACATTTTTTAACCTTGATTTTACTATGTCATTTTTTAAAAGCCATTCATCTTCAAAAACATGAATTAAATTAACCCCCTCTCTATTACATTTTTCTGTTTTTGAAATATGATATTTTTTATCTTTGTTTCCACTTATTTCTGAATGATAATAATTACCATTTAATTCAATTGCTACATTTTTATCTTCAATATAGAAATCTAATTCATGTGGTTTAATTTTTTCTCTATCATTTTCCTTAAAATTATTTCCAATTATTGATTCTATATACGCTTTCATTTCTCTTTGTATAATTGACCCTGACTCAATTGGATAACAAACTCTGCAAATTAGTGCAGTAGAGACAACTCTTGATTCGAATTTATTTTCACACTTCTCACACTTAATCTCATATTTTTTATATTTTATTTTCCCATCTTCTTGTATCTCCCTTATTCCATTATAATTTTCATCAAACTCTTTTGGTATTGATAACTTTCTTTCTTTTAAAATCTCTCTTAATCTTGCTAGTTTTTCATCTTTTGATTCTTTTAAATACTCTAAAGAAGAAAAATAATAATCTGAACCAAATTTTATATTGTTTTTCTTTATTAGATTTTCTTTACTTTTTTCTGTTAATACATTATAGCTAACTCCGTTCTTTTCTTTATTAGTCTTTATTTGTTTGTCTAAAAATTCTTTCAACTGTAAATGATGGTCTACTCCATATTCTTTTTTAATAGTTTCCTTTGCCTTATCTCTATTATTATAGGTCTCGCTTCCGTGATTTTCTTTTTTAGTTTTCTTTACTTTATCTTTTACTGAATCTATTTGCATGGGATTATCTACTCCATGCTCTTTTTTCATAGTATTCTTTGCCTTATCTCTATTATTATAAGTCTCACTTCCATGGTTTTCTTTTTTAGTCTTCTTTACTTTGTCAGAAAATCCAGGTATCTTTGATGGGTGGTCTACTCCATATTTCTTAATCATAGCTTCCTTAGATTTTCTTATCCTATCTTCCTTAGTATTTTCTCTGTGAATTTTTAGACATAATTTTCCACAAGTCTTTGTCCCCTTATGTCTTCCTGTTTCAAAAATGTTTTTGCAAACCATGCATTCCTTTTCCATATATCAAAGTTGTTGTGTTTATGTAAATATAGAAAAAAAAAATAAACAAAAAAAAATTTTCTTATTATTTATTAATAGAAAACAACTAATAAAACAAAAAATTATGGCTGATATGTTTAGACCTGTTCCAATTGAACAGGAACCAAAAAGAAAAAATAGATTCGTGCTGGAATTCCCAACGGAACTTGGTATAGAATCATTCTTGGTACAGACCTCAGGGAAACCATCACTTGAGATAGGTTCCACTGAAATTCAATATATGAACACGTCAACTTGGGTTGCTGGTCGTTCTGTTTGGTCAACAATTGATATTTCATTTATTGATGTAATAGGACCATCTACTACACAGAAAGTTATGGAATGGGTAAGACTTCATTTCGAGTCTGCAACTGGTAGAATGGGATACGCAATTGGATATAAAAAGAATCTTGTGCTTAAGGCGCTTGACCCGACTGGTGTTGAAGTTGAAAAATGGACACTTATCGGTTGTCAAATCACAAATGCTTCATTTGATGATTATGACTATAGTGCTGATGATGTTGCAATGGTTAACATTACTGTCCAACCAGACAGATGTTTACTTGCTGCATAAGTAATTATTATATTATATAAATATTAACGCAAACCTTGGGTGCTATTGAGCGTTCAAGGTTTGTTTTTTTAAGTAACCATGGGACTATTAAGATTATATAGAAAATTCTATTGTGTATCAACATCTGGAACAGAAGATGCTTATACGCTTATTACACCTATTTCGGTTACTGCATCCTCTTTTGTAGCAGGAACTGGTGGGACAGAGTCAGCAACTATGGTTGAAACTGGAATTCCTTTAACAGAAGAAGAAACTGGTATTTTTTACGCAGACCTAACTCCAGAATTGTATTCATCTGATGTTACATATGATTTAGTTTTTTACGTTCAATATACTACAGACGCTCCATTAGATAAAAAACTAAATACAAGATTTAGAATTAAACCTTTCAATATAGCTAATGGTCTGGATTATGAAATAAGTGATACAACACCTATTGAATACGAAATATTAGGAATCTATAATTAATTAAGCTATGCCACAAAATAAAAACGAATTCATAATAAAAAGAAACGATACACTACCAGCTTTACAGCTTTGCTTAATTGATAGAGGATGTCTTGGAGGTAAAGAATCATTTAATCTTACGGGCGTAACTGGTGTTACCTTTACTATGGCCAACGATTGTGGGGATTATAAAATCTTTGCTAAGTCAGCACAGATAATTTCTTTCTCCGCAGGAACAATACAATATAATTGGGACGCAGAAGATACTAATGAAGCTGGAAGATTTAAAGGAGAGTTTCAATTATTATATTCAGATGGGAATAAATTATCTATTCCTCAAAACGGACAAATTCAAATAGACATCCCAGGAGATGTTAATCCTTACTAAGTTTGTAGATTATTCTGCGAATTATAATTTATATTACAAAAAAAAGCCACTCAATTAAGAGTGGCTTTTTTTGTATTAATTATTAAAGTGTCACCTAGTCTCAGTATGACCCTCCATCTATCACATCTGTGGATTTCAATACATACAATCCGTTTGGAGAAGCTGTTGTTCCGCTTTCTGCCACTCTAATGTTTACTAAGTTGGTTGTAAATTCACGATTTGCAACCCCTGTAGCTGCCCCTCTAATATCCCAAAAAACATCTGTACCACCTACACCAGAACCATCTTGAATTGACCAACCTGCTCCAAGAGACGTTGAAATTGTAGATGCTGTTGGATTATAATTAAGTTCAATTAAATTATCTTCAATGTAAAGCTCAGATGTAAACCCACTTATTCCTTCACCCATTATGAGGAGGTCTCCAAATATTGTAGTTGTAGTTCCAGTATCTCCTGGATTACCTATTTGAATATTTTGTGTCTTAAGTAAATCAGCTACTGCATCATATTCAAATAACGCTTCGTCCGTAAGTCTTCCTCCAACTCCTGCGTAAGTAACTCTTCCTGCTGTTAAACTTGAGTCTGTGAATCCAGTAGCAGAAACGAGTCCTGCAAATACTGGAGAATCTATAACGTTTACAACAGGGAAATTATCTGTACCTCCAGTTGTAATATTTGTTCCACCTTGAACCCTTACAACATCTACTGTATCTTCTGTAGCAAATATGCTATAAAGGTCAGTTCCGCCCGATTGAATAACTCCTGTGAAATTAGATGTTCCAGACGCAGTTAATCCATTTATAGAAGGAGAATCAACAAGATTAATTGTTGGCTCTGCAGTAGTTCCTCCAGTTATTATATTTGTTCCATTTTGGACATATGTATGATTAGTATCAGCTCCTACTTGTTGGAAAATACTATATAAATCTGTACTTCCAGAGTATATTGTTCCACCGCTTAATTCAGTTGCAAAAACATTACCTCCAGTTGCGGTTCCTGAGAACTCAATGTTGTTAAAAGATGGAGAATCAACAATGTTTACAGTTGGTAATAAATCTGTTCCACCAGTTAATGTGTTTGTTCCGTTTTGAACAAATGTATGAGTTCCAGAAATAGACTCAGCTATATTATAAATTATAGTTTCTACATCAGTACTTCCTGAATAGAAAGTGGTCGCAGACATTTCCCCTACAATTGCGTCTCCGCCAGTTGCAGTTCCTGAGAATGTAATATCATTAAAAGAAGGAGAATCAATAACAGATACCTCATAGTCATTTCCTACATTATTTACACTAACATTTGAACCAGCGCTAACTGTTGTTCCTGAGAGGTCTCCTGATGTAAGGAAAATATTATAAAGGTCAGTTCCGCCAGATTGAATTACTCCAGTGAAATTAGATGTTCCAGATGCAGTTAATCCATTTATAGAAGGAGAATCAACAAGGTTTACAGTTGGGTTATCAGCTGTGCCGCCAGTTGTTATATTTGTTCCTGGCTGAACTCTTGTAGTTACACCTTGAATATCAACTATATTTCCAAGAACAAATCCACTTGTTGTACCTGAAAGAAATTTCCCTACAAGCCCAGCTCCTGAAGTTGCTCCATAAGTTGAAATAAGTCCAGTATCACCACTGATAATAAAATTATCATTAATATTAAGTCTGTTTGTTATTTTTGAATTATAAAGTGTAGAACCTACTTCAAAAACACTTGCCACAGAAGATGGCTCGTATCCGCCTCCAGTTACACCTGAAAACTGTAATACACCATCGTATAAGTTTACAAATGGCTCTGCCATTAAAGTGTTAGATGGCAATGCACCACCTGTAGTTAATTTATCTCTAATTAATAGAGTTGCTTGTCTAATTTCACCCATGATTTTTTGTTATTTCTTTGTTATAAATAGTTTTTTTATTGTAATTACCAACTTCCTCCATCAATACATTGTCCTGTTAAAATAATGTTAGTGTCAGTAATTGTTTTTGTTCCCAGATATAGTTTAGCTGTTTTAACGCTCGTTGAAGCTGTAAAATTGACTGATATACCTTCTACTGTATTAAGTGACCTAAATCTCCTTATAGGGCTCCCTATGTCTACTGTGTTATCAACTGATGGTGCTATTGTTGTTACAACTGTAACTGTATCAGCTGTTGTGCCTCCTGTAAATTTATACGCACCTCCAGTTCCTCCAGTAATTGGCAAAAAGGCTCCAGTTATACCTGAAAAAGAGGTTGCTACATTTTGAATTATAGTTGTAAGCTCTGTTGCTCCTGAGTAAATGGTTCCTCCAGATAAACGAGTAGCATAAACCCCTTCAGTAAATATCGTATCCCCTGTTACAGTACCACCTGATAGGTTTAAGAATATTCTTTTTATTGGATGGAAGTATATACCAGACATATTATGCAGCTTTTATATAAATAGAAACTAAAACAATTTTATACATAGTAAATACAAAAAAAATATAAATAAAAAAAAGAGACTCTTTCGAATCTCTTTTTTCTTTAATTTATCTTGTAACTGTCTGATTATCAGTAAGTTATCAAAAATCTTCAAAGCGTGCTCCCGTGGGTAAAACTTGAAAAGTAAGGTCAATAAATTCAGCAGTTCTTGTAGGCTGAAGTTGAATCTTCCCAACTAACGTGTTTCTGTCAATTGTATCTGGAGTATTATTACTATCATCCATCACAACCTTAAAGGCAGTTAAACCTCTTTGATTTTGAATTTGAAGAAGTAAAGGCTCAACTTTCGCTAAGAACTGGTCTCTCAATGTTTGGTCGTTTTGTTCGAACAATAATGTAAGAGATGCAGCAGATACTAATCTTCTAACTTGAAGTAATAATCTTCTGATATTAATTCTATCAAGAGATGATTGTCTAACTTGAAGAGTTTTTTGTCCCCAAATACAAACACCTTGTTGTACAAACGTTGCAATTGGATTAACTCTACCTTGATAAAGTGTGTCCCTATCACTGTTGTTCAATCTAACATCAGCTCTCACAACTTGTGGTCCAGCTAAACCTCTATTAAGTCCTGCAGGAGCAAACCATGGTGCAGCTACATTATCTGTAAGTGCGTAAGCTTGTACTGCCATCATTGTAGGCGATTGATAAGTATACTTACCTGAGTTAGGGTCTTCAATTTGAATCCAAGGCCAGTATGTTGCAGCATAGTTGCTATCAATACCAGTTGCTTCAAGTCTTGAGACTATCTCTTCTGGAGTTCCTTTTACAGAACCACTTGTAAGTCTTGGCGCATCAATTACGTAGATTATATCAGTTCTATCTTCTACAATATCAAGTGCGTACTTAACAACTGTTGAGTTATTACTGTAGTCAACACCTGGAGTAGCAAGAACGTTAATGTCTACAACTTCTGGGTTTGCCATTTCGTTAAGAGCATTTTTGAATGAATTAACATTTTCTGTGTAAGAATCTGTAAACTCTTCGTAAAGGTCTGTATAAGTTTTGTACTTATCCCATCCATCAAATCCTCCGTAAGGTACAAGTGTAAATTTAAGTTTATTTCTATCAATTAATGTTCCAGCTGCATTTGTATATCCAGTAAGTGAATTTTCATCACCACTAACGAATGCTGTTGAATCAGCTGTGTTTTCCATGTGGAAACCTTTAACAGTAGTTATATCTGTAGTTACACCACCTGCATAATTAAATAAATCAGCTTCGATACTTTTAATTGCAGTTCTTGATGATACTTGGTCAGTTGTAAAGTTTTCATATCCAAGCTCAGAAATACCAAGGTATGTTTTGAATGTTGAATCTCCTGATAAGTAATCAGTTTTGTAATATACACCAGCAGAAGTAGAACCTGAAATTCCAGAATCCCTTAAGTCATATCCTCTAAATCCTGCAGGAACTGTATTCCTTGGGAATGAAGGCGCAAGGTCAATTGTAATGAAACTTGACTTTCTTGGGAAAGTTTCATCAGTTGTACCAATTACCTTAGCAATATAATTTGCATCTTCTTCTCTAAGAGAGAGGTTTGACCATCTTTCAATAGCTGTAGATGATGCTGTTGCATCTGTATCTTCAAATCTTCTTACGATGATATCGAATGTATAATTGTTGATGTCAATGTTCGCTATAGAGATTTTTACTTCTCTATTTGAAGCGTCACCATCAGCTATAGTTTGTACTCTAAATAAGTTTTTAACATCACCACCAATTACTCTTGACACAACCCATGGAGTAATTGCATTTGTATAACCATCAGCATAATCTGTATAAGATGCTTCATTTGTATAGGCTAGTGTTGGATTAAGAGATTCTATATCACCTCTAGCACTTGCTTCTCTAACAAAATGAGGGTAGATGCTTTCAACGTAAAGCTGAGGCGCTCCTTCTATAATCTCTGGATTTTGTCCAAGTATTTTAGTTATATAATCTTCTCTTGTTTCATCAAGTGAAACTGTAAATCCGCTATTTGTTTGAGCAGTAAGAGGCCCAGTTGCACCACTAAGAATAAAGCTTCCAAGTGTAGATGTAAGTGCTCCAATTGTAATATCACTTTCTTCATCGAAGTAAAATGAGTTATCAAGCTGATTTCTCTTACTTCTAATTACCGCAAGTGTAGAACCTGACTTAGAGCCATTAGCTTCAATTGTATCTCCCGAAAGATTGAATGTAATGTTTCCTCCAAGATATGAAGTAGAGTCCGTCCCTGAAACACTAATACCCATTCCGCTAAAAGCAGTTGCGTTTAATGCTGCTAACCACTCTACAGTTGAGGTACTACCACTGTTTGTATTGTAGTCTACGAATATATCAGTACCAACAGTTGATGCTGATAACTTTGAAGGGTTTACAGTATTTCCAGATGTAGTGAATGTCCAGTTGCTACCAGCAGCTTGTTCTGACACAGTAAGTGTCATACCTGATTGAGTTGTGTTTCCTGAATAAGTCGTAGAAACATCAGCCATGATTATCCATGCTGGTGAGTTTGTAAATCCATCACTTCCTAAAACTCTCGTTACAGTTAGTTCGTTTGATTGTGCTAAGAATGAATTAGCTACATAAGGAAGAGGGTAATTAGGGTCTGTAGACCCAAATCTTGCCAAGTAGTCGTCTGTAGTTCTTATTTTAATTGGTTCGAAGGCAGGCCCTTTTAAGGTCTTACCAACTACTCCCAACCTTGTAATACCTATTCTTGATGCAAAGATTGTGAAATCTTGCTCTCTTGTAAATACACCAGGTGAAACAAATATTGTTGCCATATCTCTATTATTAATTTTTGTTAGTTACTTTTTTTTCTGTTATTTTTTATCCTTTTCAGTATAATCTTTTACCTCTTTTTTTACTTTGCCCAAAGAATCTTCTTTAAGCTTCTTTTTAGAGGTTTTTTTTGAAACATTTTTTAAAGATACTTTCGGCTCTTTAGTTTCTATTACTTCTTTCTCTTCTATTTTCCCAGCTACTATTTCAAAAAATCCTCTCTGAAAATCTCCGAAATTTGTTATTTGCACTTTACTAGTCAATGCGGGTATAGTTACTGTTTTACCAGCAGGGATTATAGTTTTTTTTGCAATTCCAGCTATCTTATAATTTACATAATTAGCCATATTCTTTTTGTTCCTAATATCCATCTATTCAAACTTTATTATAAATAGAAGAAAAAAGATAAAACATTATTGATTTATCTTCTTTTCTCCGAAATTTTAATTAATACCTTAGTGATTGTATTTACTTTTTCAAATTTAGTTGGGTCAATCAATTTGCCATGAACCGTAATAGGAACATCAATCCTATAAACCTTCTCCTGATTTATATCTGTTTTGTTATTTTCACTTGGGTCGCTTATTTTTGAACTTATGTTGTATCCATTAATTTTCATATAACCTTGCCCGTCTGAATACCCTTCAGATAATATCATTTGATAAAAAGTATTTACATCAACCATATAATGTGTAAATAAACTTAGTGTGTATGTTGAGTCTACCCAAACTGGTTGTGGTATTTTATATAAATCATACCCCTTTAGAGTTCCATCAAAAACAGGGACCTTAACAAATCTAAACCTCATCTTCTTTGGTATAGTTCTTTTAAGAGGAGAAGTACCAGGAACAACAGAGTTTCTATAGATAGTCATAAATGGTCTTGTTATTTCTTCCCCAACTTCACTTCTCATTTCTTTCCAATTAAGCTTTCTTTCTGCCCATAACTCTTGAGCAAGCCAAATAATAGGAACTTTTGCAAGTATACCATTTTCATTTACCATACTTATATCTAGGTCTCCAATAAAAGTTTTTATTCCTTGGTCAAGGTCTTCAAGCTCAAGCTTTTGAGGCAAATAATTAAAGTTCTCAAAATCCTTATCAAGCTCCCTCCCTATATTATCATTTATTGCCATTAGTTTATTTTTTAATAAATAGTTAAAAGATTTCTTGAAATCGTAGTTTTTATTTATTACATTTACCATAGTTTTGCTCTGTGAACGAGTTTTATTTTTGGGGGCGTTGCTTTCTTTCACAGAGATTTTGCACTGAGCATGGTAGTTTTTACCAGATTTATTGGAAAACAAACTCTCTATTATCCGCCAAAGCAATTTGGTTCCTGTCACTGCAGGTGTAAGTCTAAGTATAACAATTAACTTAGCGTCCTCTCACATAGGACTCTTTTAAAAAAGGTTAATACCTTTTTATAGAGGGGGGGATAATAGGGGGGGCGTTATCTTTTTGGAATTTTCCCTAAGTCTGGTAGCTATATAAGATTATATAAGAAGATATAAGAAGATATAGAATACCTATATCTTATCTAGCTTTAAAAACATCCTCATCTATTTCAATAGCGCTAATGGTAATATAAAACCTTCTATCACCACCCCAAGAGAATTCATTAGATATTTGAGCATGACCATTATTAATAATCTTATAGTACTGGTCTTTAAATCCAATAAAATCACCATCATTAAGGTCAAAAACAACAATTTGATTTTGCTCATACTTAACAATACCAAGCTCCTCAAGATGTTCCATGTAGATATGAGCAGTAAGTTGTCCAAAACCTTTTTTTACAAGACCCTGGTCAGCTGCATATTCAGGCTCCACTGACTCAACGTTAATACGACCTAGTATCTTTAATTCTGGCTTCCAATTCTTCTGAAAGGCTTTAGCTTCACCATATATCCCATGGGTTTGAGTTCTTTTTAAATCTATCCTGAAGAGCATCATAGACTCTTGAAGGATATTTTCAGTCATTTCTCTTCCAGATTGGCTAAAAAACGCACGCTCTTTATCTCCAAAAAATAATCCAACACCATCTGGTTTAGATTCATCTTCATTGAATCCATCTGGTTGTCTACCTATTTCGTTTAAATCAGCCATTTAATTAGTATGTAAATATTTTCATAGGAACGTACATAAGAGTTCTATTTACAGCCTCTTGCACTGCAGCTCTTTTTTCCATTATTCTATCATAAGAAAGCTCCTCAAGGTCTTTTTCAAGCTTATCCATTAGTCTTTGCTGGTCCTCCCTACCTGTTGAAATAAGGTCATCTTTATTTAATGTTAATTCAGCCCCAGGTATTGGTAGCTGTCCATTAAACTTACCTCTAATACCAATACCAAGTAACTCTTTAGCAAGTGCTTGGGCGTATTTTTTAATCCAAGTTTGAGCAACAGAATTAAGTTGATTCCAGTTGATATAATTAAGTTGAGCATCACCTGGGCCTGAAACCAAACCATTACCCTGTTCTGTCTCTGTACTTGCTGAATACCCTGGATTAGCGTTCATACCACTAAAACTAGAATTACCATAATATCCAACCCTATCTCTATATGTATAAAACACAGTACCTGGAGTACCAGCTCCACCACCAATTCCCATATTACTATTACCTCCAGCAACAGCTCCGCTTGACCTAGGTACTGGAAATAACTTAACTGTTTTTGTGCCATCTGGTCCAGGCCTGATTATGTAATGATATTCAGAACCCCTTACTCTATTTCTAAGTTCAGCAGCCTGAGCGGTCATTATTGTATCAAAAACAGGCATTACTGAATAAAGAGAATGCCCTGCAAATGAAGCTCCAAACTCACTAAATGCGATATTTGAATTAGCAAAAGGGTCAAGTCCAAATAAATTTATGAAAGAAGGAGTAAACCAAAGAATGTCTAAAATCTCTCTTCCCTCAGGTACACTATAATCTTGAGTACCAGCAGTTAAATTTATAGAAGTTGTTTTAACCTCCGTTGTTCCGTTAGCTCCAAGACCTATTTGCTCACCTATATCAGTCGCATAAGACCTTTCGAAATAAAGACTATTGGAAACATATTTTAATGTAAAATCCACTTCTGAAGGCAGACCAAGCATCTCTCCAAGCCTATTTCTAAGAACCCAGTCATTTATGTATGAAGAATACTCCTCTATTGCTTCACAGATACATTCCTCTATCTGCTCATCAACTAATTCCACCCCCATAACAGGCGCACCAATCTTTCTCCTAATTCTTCGGAAAATCTGATTTTTCTCTGTACTGGTCATACCAGTAAGACACCCCTCTGCGCAAAATACACTCATGTTCTAAGTTTTATTAATTTTTAAAGTCCTACCTGTTGTCTATAGTTAGCCTGATGATTTGCTTTGAATCCTACAAAATCCCCAGAAACAACCACTACATTAGAACACATTACGTTTACTTTTTGACCAGCAGTTGCTGCAAAATCAAATGTTCCTCCTCCCATAGCAGTAATAGTTGCTGTACCATCTGCGATACAGTAAACCTCGTGTACAGTAGAAGCTGATAATCCGTTTCCTAAGTCGCCAAGTGTGTAAGTACCTATTGGTAATGGAACTACGGTCCAATTTGTGTTGTGAAAAGCCATAATTATAATTTTTATTATAAATAGGCTGAGAAAACTTGATTCCTATTTGTTTAGACTATTTATAGTAGATAAAATGAGTTTTTTATGATAAATTTTGATAGATATAGGTTTCAAGATATGAATACCGAGCAAAAAAATGTTTTCGTAAATAATCTTGTTCTTCAAAATGTTAAGCTATCTCCAGAAGAAATTAATTACCTGGTTCCAGAAAATAGAGATAAATATTTTTATAATAGAGTAAGAACATCAAACTGGTTTGATGATTATGAATTTAATGAATTATCTGACAAAGAAAAAGAAATTTATATTTGGAATAAAAGATTTCTTGACAAGTCAGAATTAGAAAGATTATCACCAGAACTTCAGAAACAATATATAAGAAAGACAATTACATCTGGAGTTCAGATGTCACCTGAAGAATTTAATCTACTAAGTAATGATGAGCTTAGAAAGTATTATGTTGATGAGAAAATAAAGTACTCAATTGATGTAACTTTTACTCCAGAGGAACTCAATTACCTTGATGCTAAACAGCAAATACAATATCTTAACACATTAATTAGAATGGGTTTATCTCCAAATCCTGGCGAATTCACAATGTTCAAACCAGAGGCTTTAAGATATTATCAATCACACAAGACACTTAACGAAATTAGGTCAATTGTAAAAAGTATTTTGAAATAATACTTTTTTTATATATTTTTGTAAGTAATTATATAATCAAATAAATGAATGTACTTATTTTAAATTCTGAAGAAGATTCTTGGGAAGGTCTTTTTATTGATGGGAATCTAATAGACCAAGGTCATACTCTCGGAGAAGGAAGAGCTGATACATATCTTCTGGAGAAGTCTGAGGAGTATAATTTTAAACTTAAAGATGTAAAAAGCTGTTGTGTTAATGAAAAAGATGATGAATATTTAATGAAATTTGGAGGTTTTCCTTCTAAATTATCTGAATTAAAAGGAAAATATTAATTAATTTACCGTATGAAAGAAGAATTTAAAAAAATGGAACACAAAGTTTAGATTAAAGTAACTTCTGAGATATTTATACACAAAGAAGTTGATGAAGAGTATATTTTTAGAGAGATGTCAAGAAGAATAGTTAACGAAATACCTTTAGATTCATTAAAAAAACTTATTAACTTTAATAAAATTGACCCAAACTCTAAAGAAAGTGAGGAGATATTGAATGATTATAAAAAAGACAGGTCAGATTAGGTCAATAATATACTGAAATTAAAAAGCGAAGGAGTTATATTGTATTCTGCAAATGTAAATACTTAGTTAATATCTAAAAAAAATATTAGAAAGAATATTTTCGGCTCAGTAAGTGATATCAATATATAAAAATGGAAATATTTACAGCAAATCTAATACAAATTTAAATTTACCGCAATCCCATATTCTATCATATCCCATTTCTTGCATCATTTCCCATTCTGTTTTTTTGTCTGAATATATATCTTTAAATTTTATTTTAAGAGAAGATTTTCCAAATGAAAATTTATGTAATCTTTTATTTCTAGCTATTTTAGGATTAAAATACTTGTAGTCTGGGCCTAGGGTTTTGTTTAAATAGAATCCAAGTTTTATATACAAACTATTATCTAAAGAGTTGGTTGACCAGCATCTATCTGCAAAGCTAATTATTTTATTAGGACTATATTGTTTTATAAAATATTTTATAAGTCTACTTGATATTCCTGATATTCTGTAGTTTATATCTGAAGAAAATCTTTTTAATTCATAATCTAGGCTATTATTTTTATGATTTACAACCATATTTCTTTTATTGTCAAAAGTCATAACAGCAACTAGTTTATCTTCATAATAGGCTCCTATACATAAATTTGAATTATCTGCACCTTGTATATGATTTTTTTCTAAAAAATTATCTTTTTCTTGTTTTGTAGATTCTTTAATTTCACACTTCCTAGCATGAATAATATCAGAATCATTAATGTTAATTATATGTTTAATTTTAGAAATAACTATTTCTTTTTTTAACAACCATTCATCTTCAAATATATGCAATAACTGAATACCTTCTTTTTCGCATAATTTAGTTTTTGATAGATGAAAGCTTCTCTTCTTTTTACCAGTTACCTCTGAATGATAATATAGTCCATTATATTCTATGGCAATTTTTTTATCTGGGATATATATGTCTAATTCTACTCCATTTAAAACTTTTTTATCATTTACGCTAAATTGTATATTATAGCTGTTTAATAAGTCTATTATTTCAGTATGTCCTTTAGATGTAAATTTCGGTTCATAAAGCCTCAACCCCTTCTCATAAATTTCTCTTTGCACTTCTAGTGTTTTTTTACTTAATGTATTTGTAGAATATTCCATTTTATATTCTTCTAGAGAAATGCCATGTTTATGTAGCAAATGAGAGTTTGTTATTTTAAGAAATTTCTTATTACACAATTTGCATTCTATATGATTTTTTTTATCTGATTCTATAAATTTTCTAAGCTCATATTTTTGTAAGTAGGTACTAAATAACTCTTTTTCCTCTGGAAATTCTTCTACATACTGTTCTATAGAGATATTATGCTCTTTTTTTAAATGTGTACTATACCAACCTGATTTATTTTGCACATCAACTGTTGTCCAATCACAATATTTACACTGTTTCCTTTCAAATTCCTCTTTTTTGAATTTCTTAATAGTAAAAAACTCTTCAAACCAATAAACCCCTGTTCTCCTTAATTGCTCCCTACGTTTAAATGGAGACATTAATACAATATCTGGATATAACTCAAGCAGATGATTTGTTAATACTCCACTTTTATTTGTATAGTCTTTAAAAACTTTTTCTGTTTTTTTACACACAATTTTAAATTCATATTCATCTTCGGTTTTAAATCTATTTAAATCTGGGTTGTATTTTTGTTTATTATTATTTACGAATAAACCAACTTTTTTAAGATGGTCACTTATAAAAGTTGTGCTTTTTTTAGTTTTAATAGAAATTGACCTAATACTATTATCGCTAACATATAATTCTTCTATTTCTTTTAAAATATTATCTATCATAATTTATTAATTTTTATTAAAAGCCGACTTCATTCCTGCAAATGTAGGTATAAAATCTTATAGTAACAAAAAAAGGAGATTCTTTCGAATCTCCTTTCTTAAGTTTATGATAAACTCTTTCTATTCCTTTCGGTTTAGTAAGTGTTAATGTTATCAATGTATACAACTCCGTAGAATCTGTTGTTAACCATTTTCTTAGCATAACGTGTCATAATACCTTTTCTTGGCGTGAAATCGTTAGGGTCAGTGATAGTTTGTGTCAACTGAAGAGGAATGTACGGTGCGTAGATATATCCTGCTTCTAAGAAAGTGTTACCTTTATGTCCAAGAAGAACAATGTTCGCTGGTAAATAAGGGTCTTTGTATACTACGTATCTAGAACCTAAGTTACCAATTTTTTCAACTCCTAAGTTATACTTTTCGCTTTCTGGAGCTGCGCTACCGTCAACGTGGAAGTATTCTAAGTCATCAAAGATTGCTCCTGCCTCAGCAGAACATACAATCCAGTTCGCTCCACCTCTAAGTGTTGCTTTATGAATTTGAGCTGAAAGCTCGTTAATTCTTGTAATCAACGTTTGATTCCAATCTTTCTGCGTTCCGAAGAAGTTAGCGTTAGAAGAAAGTCCGTTATAATCCCATCTTGCTCTGAACGGTGCTCCGTTAATAAGGTCGATGATGATTTCTCTATCAATCTCTGCAGCTACGTGCTCTGATAATAAAGCTGTTAATTCAGCCTCAGCATCAATAGAGTGATACGCTTCTAAATCTTGAGCTAATTCTGGAGTCCAGTGAGCTCTTAATTTTCTTGTTACAGTGTTAACTGTTACAGAAGAGAATCTGATAGTAAGTTCAGCCATTTCAGACTTAGCCTCTAAATCATTGAAGATTTCAAATGTTGGTAATGCGTTTACAGCAAATGTAGCTGAAGTTGTACCACTATTAAGGTTAGCTGGGTCAAAATCTGCACCATATACACCTGAAGGTCTAAGGTCAAGAACTACTCTTGAAATACCACCTTCGAATTGGTCTTGCGCCCAAGTCTGTACAGACGAGAAGAAAGGAATAGAGCTACCAGAAGCAACTACTAATACGTTTCCTGAAGCACCAGAGTAATAGATGTCAGTTAAAGCTGCGAATCTTACTGTAGCAGAAGATTGTTGCTTAGACACATCGAATTGTCCGTTACCACCTACGTTAAGGTCGAATGATAAGTTATTAAGACCACCTACAAATGCAGTGTGTATTGCTCCGTTAGCAGTTCCTTGTACAGTTTCACCTGTCCCGAAAGACATATCAAAACCTTGGTTGTTATAGAAACGCTCGTAAGCAGTTGTTGATGCAAAGTTAGGACCAGGTTGTCCGTTTGCAGTGTTTTGTGGAGCAGTAATATCTCTAGTACCTGTTCCGTCAACTATTCCTGGAGGGTTAGCGTTAAAAGACGTATCTTGTCCGTTATAAGAAACTCTAGCATCCATGTAAAATAAAAGACCTGATGGCAACGCTAATGGTTGTACAGATACTATTTCGTTTGCAAGTAATCTTGAGAATACTCTTCTTACGATTGGAAATGCAACTGTATCAAATCTTCCTGCAGAAGAATCAAGAGTTACCTCGTTCAACATTGCCGCAGCTTGATTTTCCAAAAGTTGTGCTACGTTTGTAGCTTTAATTCCTTTCATTCTGATTGGTGTACCGTTCATGTCATATCCTTCATCAAGAAGTCCAGAGTCTGACCAACTGTCAACAATCGCTTTTCTTTGTTCAGCTAAGTTTTTAAAGACTGTAAGTCCAACTTTACCACTGTTCAATAATTCGCTCATTTTTTTAAGTTTTAATTTGTTTAACAATAAATATGTTCAAAAAAAGTGTTTTTAATTTTTATTCACTTTTTCTTGCGAAAAACATATCTTTAATTTAATTTTACTTTCTGATTCCAGCAAGTTGTTTCATTCTCGAAACCTCTCTACTCTCGTATAGTGGTTGAGAAATACTCTTAGCAGGTGTTGACTTTATAGAAGTCGCCTTGATGCTTTTTTCAGGGTTTTTATTAACCTTGATTTTGTGTTCATTTACAATAGACTTGTAAAGTTTTTCAGCATCTTTAACAGTATCGCACTTGTCGAACTGCTCAGAAATCTGAACTTTTTCATCTGTTGTAAGACCACCTGACATCGCAACTTTGTAGGCCATAACCAACTTAGCGTTGTAATCTTGCATTTCACCAAAATTTTCTTGGAGTTTAATGAATCCGTTTTCGAACTTAATAAGTTCTGATTCTAATCCATTTCTTTCCGATTGTAAACTTTCGTTTTCCTTAATGAGCTCAGCTATTTTAGCCTCATATTGAGCTTTATTTTCTTTATTTTCTTTTAATCCTTTTCTGTGATTAACACCTTGTCTAGGAGTTTTAGCATTTGTATTGTCATGTCTTAAGTTATGACCACCACCTTGCATTTCTTCGATAGGCTCGTCAATAGGGTCATTAGTGAAATCTATTTCATCACCAAAATCAAGTTCATCACCAACTATTTCAAGAATATCATCTTCCATTTCTGGAATATCCATTTCGTTGTTAACAACCTCAAACGTAATCTCTTCAGAAACTGGCGCAGCTTCTGGAGCTGGTTCAGGCGCTATAGTAGGTTCTGATGGCATAGCCTCAGTATCATCAATGATGTCAATTTCCTCACCATCAACAGCGACAGCGGCATCTCCACCCATCATACTCATAAGCTGTTCCATCTTATCCATCAGAGGTTGTATTAATGGATTAACTTCAGCCGCTTCTTCAGCAGGTAAATCATCCATTGGCATTTCCTCAGCAGCCACTTCCTCTGGAGCAGCTTCTGGAGCAGCTGCAGGTGCAGGTGCAGGTGCAGCTTCTGGAGCAGCTGCAGTCATTGCTTCTTGCTCTTCAAACTTCATTTCTTCTATATTTCCCATTTCTTCTATTTCTGAGTTATCAATTTCTATTTCGTCATCTTCATCAGAAACTATAATTTCTGAATCCATATCTTCTAAGTCAACAGGAACATTCATATCTTCCTTACCACCTTCAACATCTCCTTCAGTACTAACCTCAACATTACCTTCACTATCAATATTAATAGTAACATCTTCATTAATTGCTTCTTCTTCAAGTGACTTATTCATGATATCGATAACTTTTTTGCTAACGTCTTCTTGTAAGTTTTTTGTAGCTTGCTCGATAGCGAAGTTTTGAATTTCTTCAAAATTTGCTTTCGCTTCTTTTAATGATGATTTGTTAATCTTATTATCACTCATAACTAATTGTTTAATTGCTGTTGATTTTTTAATAAATATTACTAAATTTTCTAAAAACTAATTCTATGTATTTTTTTTATTTATTTTTCCAAAAATCACTGTTTGATAAAACGTGAATTTTTTGAAATTTAGAAAGTTTTTCTTGTACGTTTTCTGTGGTAAGAACCCCAGATGCTTTTGATAATGGAACCATTCCAGCTCCTAACATTTTATGTCCTTTTCCTTCTTTAAATAAGTATGCTCCTGGTGTAGATGGAGAAGAAACAAAATCAAAAGCTATCAATTCAAAGTCTTCTTGAACCACATCTTGGTCATTACTATTTTTTACAGAACCAACACCTCTTGAAGAAATACCTAACATGAATCCCGCCTTAAGTAATCCTTTAAGGATTTTTCCAGCTGGAGTATCTTCTGCAATTAAAACCTTTCCATAAAGGTCTTTTCCTTGCCACCACATTTCAGTTACTCTATGTGAAACATTTGCAAGAGATACAACAGCAGAGTCTGGATGGTCAAGTTCTCCACCAGCAGTGTTATTCTCAACAAGTTCCATGTACTTATCTGCTTCTCTCTTAAGGATGTCATAAGGATACACTCTCCCGTTTCTATTAAGTTGGTCAGCCTTTTGTAATATACCAGTCATAACAAGATGTTTCCCTGCTTTTTCTGATTCTGTGATTAAGTCTTTATCAACCTTAAACTCATAGAATTCTGAAATTATGTATTTATCATTATTAGCTATCATAGTGTGTTTCTTTATTATAAATATTATTTTTTTTTCAAAATCTATGTGTATTAACAAAAAAACCCATAAGAAGGGTTTTTAAATTAAAAATTGTTATTTTGAAATTTTATTGTATTTTTCCTTAGCTTCCGCCATTAAATCTGAAGCACGTCCCATTATATCTGAAACACTTTCTTTCTGAACTTTTTCCCATTGTGTATTTGCCTCTATAGTTGCTGTATCTTTTGGCGTACTCACTGGAATCATTGAAGCTACATCTTTAAAACTTACTTCTTGTAGTTTTTCTCTTGTAGTTACATGTTCCCAATTTAAATTTTGTTTCGCTCTTTGAGAAAGAGCATCTTCACGAGCATCTTGCCAAGCTTGTGGGTTACTAAGATTATTTAATTCATTGTTAATCTGTTCAATTCTATTTTCAATAAGAGATTGCTTATGTAATTTAGCAACACCCTCTTTGATTATTTTCTGTAGTTCGTCAACAGTTACTTTAACGGTCTTATTATTTTCATGTAAAGAAGATTCGAAATCTCTTTCCAAATCAGCTAATATAGCATCTTTGTCTAACCTAGATAAGCTATCCCATACTTCTATCCCTCCAACATAGTGAAGAGCATCTTCTATAGGATTATAATCACCTAGCGCTTGATTTTTAGCCATTCCAATGTCGTCTATATAATTCTCATCATCGCTTTCATTGAAATATCCAGGAGAAACAGAATTATCATCTTGGTAATCACCCTCGTAATTATCACCATTGTTTGTGTACCCATCAACATCAGAAAATTCATCATCATAAGACTCTTCTCCCCCTAACTTTAGATAAGCTTTATCTTGAATTGGCATATCTACAGCAGACATAGGCATTGTCTCTAAATCAAGATTCATATCACCTTCGTAATCATCTAAACCACTTCCAATTGAATCTTCAAATTCATCTGTATTAATTTCTTGGTCTTCTTCAGAAAAACCTTCACGTATCCCTGCTTTATCATCTAAATATTCAAGATAAGCTTCTCTTGCAACCTCGCTTGCAACCTCACTAATCCTTTCTTTTTCATTATTAAATTCATCTGAATTAATATAGTTATTTATAGCGTTTTTTTGTTCTTCTGAAAAATTTTCTAAGTTAATAGCTTTTACCTCATCAACTATTGGATGACCTTCATCCCAAGATATAGCAGCCTCTAAATCAACCTCAAGTTCTTCACCATTAAAATCAACATAAGCGTAATCATATATGTGACTAACTTCTTTATCTATATTAAATGATTCATCTAGTGCTCCCTCTTTTAAGCTTTCACTAATTAGATTTCTTAATTCTTCTTCTGACATTTTTAAAAGTATTTGTTTCTAATAAATAGCAAAAAAAAAGCCCCCTTAAAAAGGAGGCCTAAAAAAGTGTAAAAAAAAATTATTACATTGATTTGTTAAAAATATTAAATTGAGTTTTATCGGATAGTATTTTAGAGTCTCCTATTATGTTTGCTATTTTAATAGCCTCATCGAAAATCTGGGTATTCTTCTTATTACTTAAAGGTATTTTAGCTTCTTCGTTGATATTTGAAGTATGAAGATATAGCTCCAAAGATATAAAATTTCGCTTATTATTGTAGTTTATATTCTCTGGTATATTCTTTAAATAGATATTGTTTTCTTCGTTTGTAAAATACCTATTGTTATTTAAAATATTTTTTAAATCCTTTCTATATAAATTACTTAAGTTAATATTTAATATTTCTTTTAAACAATCTTGTGATTCGTTTTCTAATTCTCCAACTGGTTTTGCCCAGAAACTTATAAAAATATAAATTGTCTCTGGAGCATCTCTATTCTCAACAGTCCCTATTTTTACAGTAATATCTTTATTGTTAAGTAAATCTTCATTTACTTTAATTTCTCTTGCAGTTCTTTTTGTCTTCACTTCCATCTTATCTTCGTTGTTTTAACTAAATAAATATAAGCAAAGAAAAGTTCCAAAACAAAAAAAGCGGGAAATAATCCCACTTTTTCTTGCATACTATTTAAATAATAGCTATATGACTTATTTTAAATCTTCAAGTGTTTGCTTAAGGTCAATACATTCAAGAATACAATCATCCATTTCATTTAAAGGAATAGATTTCATACCTTCAATTTTACTTTTAAAATCTATTAAAATATCATGATTCAACTTATCAACATCACCTTCAAGTAGAGAGTTAATTATTTTAATGTTTTCGTTTCTAATATCTTCAAAGTATTCAATTTTACCATTCTCTCCAGATAATAAAACTGTAAGAACTTCTTTTTCAGATTCATTTAAGTGCTCGTATCTTTCATTGAAGTTGTTAACAGCTGATTTTGTAATATACTTCCAAGCATTGTTTATTGAGGGAGCATCATCTACTTCAGTAGAAGTGCTCTCTTTCACAACTTCTCTAGTAAGGTGAGATACAATCATCTCATAAGCTTCTGCTTCACCTTCAAAATTAGAAAATGCTTTATTCGTAACAGATTCTATAAGAGTATTTATAGCTTCAAATATCCTTCCATCTGATTTAGCTTGAACATGACTAATGTCTGGATTTCCTAAGAGAGCCTTTCTAATAGACATATTTTCTCTTAACATATCTTGCCAATTAGAATTACTGAACATACTAAGGTTTTGATTGATAAATCTTTCTGCAAGCCTTTCTTTTGAAAATGGTTTACATTCCTGGATGTTTTTAAAAATTAATTGTTGTTTTTTTAAATTTGGACTAGAGTTAACACTTTCAACAAAGCTATCTAGTGTTAAGCTTTTGTTTTCTTTCATTAACTCAATTGAAGACAATTTTGCAACACTATCTCTTATTGCACCAAAATTATAACTAATATCTTTCATACGAATTCGTTTATTAATAAATACATTAAAAAAGAATATTTATCAAGATTATTTTTGAATAAGTTATTTTTATATACATTTTCCCACTTCAATAGTAATTATCTCTAATTTAAAAACCAAAATAATTATGTCAAAATATTTAAATATTGGTATATAAACCCTGTAAATTGAACTAATACCTAATATAACTAAACCTAACAGCTTTAAGGTAGCTATAGATGGTGCAAATAATTAAACATAGGTTAATGTGCTTTATTATGAAATAAAATGCCTTATATCGAATCCTACCAATAAATAGCATAAATACATTTCAAGTATCCATTCGGCTTTAATATATTCTATATAGAACAAAAAAGAGAGCTCGTTTTAGCTCTCTTTTTTTTGTTTTATTTAACTTCTTCTAAGGTTTTTTCTTTACCTTTTTCTTTAGAAGCCTGTAAAATATCTTTATAGAATCTAACTCTATCTGCAGTTACATTTTTGATATCATATTTATCTTTCACAAAATCATGAAGATTGCTTGCTAACATATCTCTATAGTCAACATCTTCAATAACCTTTTTCATATGCTTATACCAATCTTTCTTATCATTCTTCACAAGTAATCCAGTTTCGCCATCCTTAAGTAATTCTGAATATATTCCAAAATCCTGGGCAATAAGAACTTTTTTCTTCATTCCAGCTTCAATTATTTTAAGCTCAGATTTAACTTCATTAAAAACATGTCTTCTGTTTATTTCTTGAATTCTGAAACTACCATCTGGCTTAGGGTGTTTTATTTGCTCTTTAAAAGTATCAATAAGAGGGGCGAGACATACATCTGTGTAATCATAATGTGTTCCATATTTAGTTAATGGAAGAGTCCATCTTCTAATATAATTCTTATCATATTGCTCATATTTATAGTCGCTTGACTTAGGTTTCTGAATTTTGTCTAACCATTTAAAATAATCCTCATCATTCTCCTTATCTTTGTGTCCATTTGTAAATATATCTTCAAACTTACACCAAACCGTTTCATGAGGTTTTATAGGTCTTGTTTTTCTTTCTCCATTTCTAGCTATTTCCGTAATAGTACCTCTTGTATCAAATCCGCACATAACAACTTGAAATTTATCTTTCAAATCATTATTTCCCCAAAGCTTTTGAAACCCTGGTCTCATAAGTTCAAGGTCATGTAAGTGAGAAGAGCCTCCAATCCAAGATATTCTACACTTATCTGATTTATTTTCATTAAGGTCTCCAGTCCACATCTTATGTTCCATGTTTATTGCATTTGGAATAACATGAACATTTTTGTTGAACTTCTCAATTTCTTTTGCAAAAACAGAAGTAGTTGTAGTTATGTGGTCAGCTAATTTAAGATTTCCAGTTATTTTTTCAGCTAACTTATCTTGCTTAACAACCTCATATAAAGGGTGAGTAGTAGGTGGCTCCCAGAAATCATCAATATCCATCACCAATATAGAACCATTTGCCTGTAATTTAGGAAACAACTCTGCAGAACCTTCATAAGGCCCAATGTGTCTATGAAAATGTATTATATCAAATTCTTTAAAATAATCTACATTCTCGAAATTTGGTTGATGATTTATCTCAACTTCAACCTCATCATTAAAATTTTTTTCTATTGACAACGCTGGCCATATTGTTCTGAAGTGACCGACACCTTGTGTATCGCTTGGTATCATTAGAACTTTTATTTTTTTCTTACTCATCCTTATTTAAAGCTTAATTAGATTTTTAAAAATATAAACTTTGTCTTTTACAAAATCAACACTTAATAGCACAAAAACAAAAAAGAGGACAATTAATGCCCTCTTTTTTATTAATACGTTTGTTTTAGTATTTATTATTCTCTAGAATAGTTTTCCATATCCTCTATAGCTGAATCAATATCTTTCATTGTTTTACCGAGAGGTAAGTTTAGTTCTGTATTATCAAAATCTCTATCAACCTCTATTTTTTTTCTTCTTTCCTGTGCATCTAACGGAGCAGTAAGTCTATCAATTGATAAAACCATATCTCCAGGATTCAATATAATTCCAGGGTTATTATTTGCACCAAGTGCAACAGAAACCTTAACTGGTTCTCCTGATACGTTTTTTATTTTCCAAGTAGTCATAATATTTTTTTTTAAAATATAATAATTTTATACACTAAAGTAAAGTTATTTTATACTTTTGTATATCCTTTGTTTTTTGAAATCCTTCCAATCGGCAAATAATATTCCTTACCTTCAAAATTCCAAATCTGAATCTCCTTGTTTTCAAGAACAATCATAGATTTATTTCCAGAAGAAACACTTTCACTAAGTCCATCAGGAAGTATTATTTTTTCATATGCATCATCTTTGACAATATCCTCCATTGTCATATTTAAAGAACCTTCTTCCATTGGCTTCATAGATTGAGCATTATCTGTAGAATTCCCAAATCTATCTGCAACTGGAGCTATGTCCTCAGCTATTGGTTCAGAATTTGCAGCTTGTTCTGTGTTTGTCAATAAAGAATCTTTTACAATTCCCATAACAATATCATTAACCACTTTCTCAAGGTCTATAGAGCTCTTTATATAAGTCTCAAGCTCATTCTGTGTAGATGCATCTATTTGAGGTGTTGATTCTGCAGCATAAGGGTTATCTTTATATTCAACTCCTCCTGCGTAATCTGGGAGTGAAGCTTTTTCTGTAAATTTACTTGTACCGTCTGCGTAGTTAAAGTCTATATCCCCTATCTCTTCGAATTTAGCCACATAAACTTTAGCCTTAGTTTTCCCTTCTTTAACCCACAGGTCTTGCATTGACTGTTTAACATCAGGGTCATCCATAAGTCTCATAGGCTTATAGCTAAGATTCTCTCCACTTTCACCTATATCATTGTACTGAAATACGAATAACTCTGCAGGAGCTGATTTTTTAAGTATTTCTGGAAGTTCTGGGGTATATCCCATGGTCGGCTCAACTGAAGTATCTGTCGTAACTGCACCAGCATCTACAAAAACTTCTGGTTGAGTACTTCCAGATATATTTACCTGTTGTTCTGGTGATGCTACTAATTCTCTTGCATCGGGCATCCCCTCTTCTTGTCCAGCCCCATAATTAGGACTAGCTTCTGAAACTACTTCAGGGATTTGCTCTGCAGAGTCCTTATCTCTCATAGATAATATTTTTTCTTTTATAATCTCAACAGCACCTTCAGGGAGAGCTTCATGTAAATTTTGTTCCCTAATTCCGTTAGCAATTAAAGCTTTTAACTCTTCAATATTCATTTGTTTAGCCATAGCAGTTCTTTTTTATATAAATATTAAGTTTTTTATTAAACCAATAATACTTGCTATTCATTAAAAAAATGCTTATTTATTGTTATATATATAAAACATATGGCTAAAAACGGAAACAAACCAAGAAGAGAGAATAAGAAAATTCCTAAGTACGCTCAGGAAGAAATTGATGATTATAAAAACTCTGTAAAAACAACAAATGAATTTGTAAAAGTAAGGAAGTTAGATTTTAAACTTACTAAAAAACAAAATTCTGTTTTAGAGATTCTTAATAAGAATAAAATTGTAACTATAACTGGCCCTCCTGGAACCTCAAAGACGTTTATCGCATGTCATTCAGCTGTTCAAGCTCTTCTTGCAGGTAAGTGTAAAAAGATAATACTTTCAAAACCAACAGAAGTTTTATCTGGAACAAAAGACCCAGGAGCACTCCCAGGTACACTTGAAGAAAAAATGGCTGTTTATGCAGAATCGTTTATTGATTCTTTTGAAGAATTTTTATCTCCAAAAGATTTCAAGCATCTTTGGGATGAAAAACTAATTGAATTTAAACCAGCACAATTTTTAAGAGGACGTTCATTAAAAGACTCTTTTATTATAATTGACGAGTTCCAAAATTTTGATATTAAAGCTTTGAAAAGTATAGTTACTCGTCTTGGTAGAAATAGTAAAATTGTTTTCATGGGAGATACTAGACAAAATGATATTAACAAAAAACATGTTGCAGTTGACATCTTCAATCAAATTATAAGTACGATAGATGGTTGTGAAACATTCAAGTTTGAAAAAGAAGATATTGTTCGTGAGCAGATACTTATTGATATTATTGATAGGTTTGAAAAATTCGAAGATGAAGGGAAAATGCCTGGAACTATAAGAAATACTTAAACTATATAGTTTCTGTTTTTTACCCCTATTTATAATAAAGTAGAAATTATGAATATACAGTATTTTAATCCAGAATTACCTGGAGACGATAATAAAAAAAAGTCTGATAAAGGTCTTTTAAGTCGTGAGCAGCTTATGGAAAACTCTAAGGAAAAAGCTAAAAAGATAGCTAATTCTAAAAATAATGGTCTTATGTCTAAGAATGAAGGAAAATTATTAACAGATGACGGTAGAGAAATATTCAACGAAAACAAATAAATTATGAAAGAAAATAAAAATCCAATAGAAAAAGGGCTAATTAATCCTGAAGACATAAAAACTCCAGCAAAAAAAGTTGAGAGAAAAAAGCTTAGCCTTAAAAATGATATCGTAGAAAGAGGTGGAGATATTAAGGTAGAAGATGGAAGGCAGCTTCTTAAATAAAAACTATTATAACAAAAAAAAGCTCACTAATTTAGTGAGCTTTTTTTTGTTATATAATTCCTTATTGAGGATTTTTATACATTTTCTTTATATTCCTAAGGACTAGAGGTTTTTCAATTTCTTCATATTTATTTCCACCAGCGTGTCTATAAACATTTAAGGTACCCTCTCCTCCTATAGAAAGTGTTGGAACTCTTAATACAAATCCAGATTTTAATCCAGGTATATTTGAATCCATAACCTTGAAATTATTAGTATCCTCCATTTGTTTAACTAAATCTAGATAATAGTTTTGAGTTTCTATTCTAAGTCCCCAGTCTTTTTGAAAACTTTCAGCGTTAAACTCATTTATTTCTTGATTTTTAAAGATACCAGCTCCCTTTGTGTCAACATCTGTAAATTCAGTTTCTAATTCAGATTTCTGCATATTTAAAAGCTCCATTTTTTGTGTGTAACTTTTAATCATAGATGATAACTCACTTAATTGATTTTTTTTAATATCTCTTAAAGCAAGATAATCTTCTTTATCCATAGCAGACTTTTCTTCGCTGTTAAGTTTATCAAGATTTTTTTCTAAAAGATTAATATACTCATTAATCTTTTTCATTCTAATCTTAGTATCGCTTTCCAATTCAGAAGACTCCACTAAAAAAGAAGCCTGAGATTCTTTTATCATTCTCAGGCTCTCTTTTCTAATTATATCTCTAATTATTTTTTCTTTATCATTCATTGATAACTCTATTATAGTTTAGCAAGCCTTTTCATTCTTTCAAGTTCAGAATTAAGAGCTGTTTTTTTGTTTGAAGTAAATCCTTCACTTAAAACTCCAGCACCAGGAGCATTTACACTCTCTTTAACATGCTTATCTTTTTCAATTGGCTCCTCAAGGTCTTCATTAAGCTCTTCAGAATCATCAGAATCATCAGAATCAACATCAGCTCCGATTTCCTCAACTTCCGATTCCTCAGAGTCATTTTCATCGCTCATTTCTAATCCCATGTCAGCAATAATCTCCTCACTAGATTCTTCTTCAGATTCTCCACCCATTTTAGCGTCAAGTTCTTTTCCAAGTTCAGCAAACTTCATTTCAAAGTATCCACCTTCATCTTCAACTTCCATTTCTTCTTCGTCACCGCCAACTTCAAGCTCTCCTTCTAACTCTTCATCCTCTTTCAAGTGACTTCCAATTTTTTCGAACTTTTCATCGTATTTCTTATCAGATTCTCCATCTCCAGTCCATCCAGTTGATTTAACCCCTTTAAGACCACCAGCTTCAACCTCTGAAAGAGTTTCAGGTAAAGTTCCTAATTCTTTGTTAATAGCAGAGATTCTTGAGTTAATTTCTCCAGCTCTTGCATTTTCTTTAGACATAGAAGCATACTCCTCTTTAATGATTTGTTGCAACTGCGCTTGTGTTATTTGAAATTTATCTTTCATGACTTATAGTGTTTTTTTTCTTTATGTTTATTTTTTTGATTCTTCAAGTTTTTTCTTAAGCTCTTCAATTTCAGCTTTAAGTTGAGAGTTTTCATCAATGATATCTTCATTGATTGACTCTTTAGCATCAGATGCTTCGAATTCTTTTTCTAATCTTGCGATGTTTGAAATGTTCTGGAAAGAATCATCTACAAAACCATGTTTATGGTTATCAGACTGGTCTCCTACAAATCCGAAAGAACCAGCCATACCTACGCTTGCTTCGTTAATTGTACCAAGTTCTTTATTGATTCTTCTTACTTCTTCGTAAAGCTCTTCTTTTCTTTTGATTCTAAGACCTTCTTCGAAAACAGCTTTTTTAATAGCGATTGGGCTAATTTTTGATTTGTTCATTTTCATTTGTTTCTAATAAATATTCAAAAAAATTGATTTTCTTATAGCAATTATTTATTTTTATCTTCAAAAGCTTTCTATTGCTTTTTTATATAAATAGAAAGAAAATGTATAAATCAATAAAAAACTAAAAATTTAATCATGGGAAAGTTAATTAATCCAAATCAAGAAGGGTTTAATCAAATAATAGAATCAGAAAAAGGAGTTGTACTTGTTTATTTTTCAGCACCATGGTGTGGTCCATGTAGAACGCTTGGACCTATTCTCGAAGACTTGTCAGAAGAATCAGATGTTACTGTAGCTAAATTAGATGTTGATGATAACCCAGAATTGTCAGCTAAATATGGTGTGAGAAATATACCAGTTGTATTTGCAATAAAAAATGGAGAAGAAGTTGGTAAACTTGTTGGACTTCAAGATAAAAATGCTTATATTGAAATAATAGAAAAAAACAATAAGTAATATGAGTCAAAAGATTAACGGAATTATTTTTTCACAAGACAATGCAGCACAGCTTAAGATATTTCTTGATAGTGCTATTAAAAATGCTAAAGATGTATTTGATTTAACTGTATTAATTAGTCATACAGAAGATTGTTACGCTGAGGGGTACAGTCTTGTTATTAACGATTCGTTATATAAAGATGTAAAGTTTGTATCTCAATTAATTATTGATGATATTAAATTTAAAGACCGTGTTCTTGGTTTATTAAAAACAGACCATAAATACTCATGCTTCTTTCTAGATGATGACATTATATATAGAGAAGTTAAACTCGCAGACATCACCAATCAAATAGAATCAGACGATGATGTAGTTTGTTTTTCTCTTAGATTAGGAGAGAATACTACTAAGTGCTATACTCTTGGTGCAGAGAATGTAATACTTGATATGGAATATTGCGGAAACAACTGTATGAAGTGGGATTGGACACTTCGTTATCTTGATTTTGGATACCCATTCTCAATGAATGGTCATATATTTAGAAGAAAGGATATTTATAAGCTTGTTAGGAAAACAACATTTGTAAACGTAGAAGAGCTTGAAGTAGGTCTTTTTGATTTTACAGAATCATTCCCAAGAAACTTTATGATATCTTATAAGGGAAGCGCTTTAGTAAATGCTCCTGCTGGAAGAGTTCAGCAGTCTATTGAAGATGATATGGAGATGGCTTATAAGAAAAGTGAAGCAAGAGTTAGGAGAAAAATAATGAATGCAGAATTTTTGGAAGGTAAATTTGCTACCCTAGATTCAATAGATTTATCTAATATAGAAGGGTGTCATCAAAAACTTGATTTTGGAAACTTATCAGTAGAAACATCTGCTCTTGATAAAGTTGCAATAAAGAAATTCGGAAAAAGATGGGATGAAGCTACTGAAGAAGAAAAATATGAAATAGATGAAATTTTCGATAAATTTCAGGAAATAGTAAAACAAAAAGAAGAAAATGATTGATGCTACAAAAACAATAGAACGTGCCAGAAGGAAGTTAGGAGCTCCTACTATAATTGTAGAGCTTCTTGATGAACAAATGACGTCTCTACTTAAGGATGCTCACGAAACATTTAGATTATATGCTAACATGTCAGATATGTCAGAAGATAAGTTTTGTGATATAGAAGATTCGTGGGTAAAGAAATATTTCTACGCTCTTTGTAAGGAAACCCTTGGAAGGGTCAGGGAAAAACAAGATTTAAAGCTTGACTTCGAAAGTCTTCTTTTAGAAGCAGCAGCAGAAAAAGGTTTTTTGAAATATGCTATTTTTGGAGAAAAAGAATTACTTAAGCAAAATCATGTTGACAATGCTGTTTTAGCGTTTTATGTAAACACCGACAACATGGAACGCATGGAAATTGAATTATTTATACAAGATGTTGAAAAATTTGTTGGAAAAATACCAGGATTCAAGATATTATTTATTCCAGTACAAAGCGAATCTAAGGTAGAGTGCGTATACCCAGTTAGCGCAGAGCTTGATGAAGAAGGTCAAAATGTTATAAGCAGACTAAGCGAATATCTTAATGAATTAACAAATAAAGATGATGAACAACAAAGTTAAAATTTGGAAATATGGAAAATAATGAAATCGTAATAATTATCCCTTTTTATAACCCAGGAGAATTCTTGGAACAATGTATTGCAACCGCAGTATCTCAAAGGTATGATAATTACAAAATGATATTTATTGATGATATGTCTACTGATGATTCTTGGGATAAACTACCTCATGATGATGATAGGGCTATTTGTATAAAAAATACAGTTAGAAAAACAGCTCTTGAGAATATACATGACGCTATAATGAATCATTGCAATGAAGATTCAATTTGTGTTTTATTAGATGGAGATGATTGGTTCCCGAATAAGAAAGTTCTTAAATATGTTGATGAACAATATAAAGAGCTTGATTGTTGGATTATGTATGGTCAGGCAAGTTGGACAGATGGTAGAAGAGGATTTGCATCAGCTTATACTCCAGAGGAATTTGCGAATGTAAGAACTATAGGTTTTAAAGTTTCTCACCTAAGAACTTTCAGAGCTGGTCTATATCAAAGTATTGAAAAACAAGACCCAGACTTTTCTCATCTTAAGGATGATGAAGGTAATTTTTATCGTTGGTCATATGATACAGCGATGATGTTTACAATTATGGAAATGGCTGGACATGAAAAGACAAAGTTTAATGATACGATTCTTTATATCTATAATAGAGATAATCCTATTTCTGAAGATAAAGTTGACCAACAGGCTCAATGGGATGTTCATAAGGATGTGTCTAATAAAACTCCAATGAAACAAATAGAAGACTATAAATGAACAATCACTTTACAATAGCAATAGATACTTGTAATCACAAGGATTGGATTGAAAGATGCATAAGTACTTGTGTTACTCAGAAGTATGACAACTTTGATGTAATTCTTGTTGATGCTATTTCTGATGACAATACTTTTGAAATTTCTAAAAAACTTGCTGAAGATTTTGATAACTTAGAAGTTTATCAAAATGAGGTTAGAATACCTCAGGTTGCAAATTTCTTATGGCTTACAAAAAAAGCAAAAGAAGGTTCTATAATCGTTTCCATAGATGGGGATGATTGGCTTAAGAGTAATAAGGTGTTACAAAAGTTAAATGATGTATATAATTCTGGAGAAGTCTGGATGACATATGGGACTTACGAGGAGTTTCCTTACAGAGATGTGTCCAGTATTTATCAGCCATACCCACAAGAGGTTATTGATAGCAATTCTTTTAGAGAACACAGATGGTTGGCATCACACTTAAGAACTTGGAGAAGAGAGTTATTGTTGAAGGTTGATGAAAAAGATTTAAAAAGAGATGATGGAGAATGGTTGGATACAACTGGAGACCAAGCTGTAATGCTACCTATGTTAGAATTAAGTGGTAATAGAAGTCGTCACATATCAGAAGTGCATTATATATGGAATGCATCTAACACTACAAGAGACGGAGCTATTAACGAAAGTAGGCAGGTAGAGTTATCAAATTATATTCGTGCTAAAGAAAAATATACAACTTTAAATGAATTATAATCATGATAGTAGGAAATGGATTAATAGCTAATGCTCTAAAAAGATATGAAAAATCTAATGATGTGATAATTTTTGCCTCAGGAGTTTCTAACTCCAAGGAGGTAGATAAATCTGAGTTTGAACGAGAAAAAAATAAGCTTAAATCTTATTTAAATAAAAAAGGTAGGCTTGTTTATTTTAGCACCTGCAGTCTTAGTGATATGAGCCTTCATGATTCTCCTTATGTATTACATAAGAGGGAAATGGAGGGTTACATTTTAGAAAACTTTCCTAACAACATTATATTTAGACTACCAATTGTAGTTGGAACTAATAATAACCCAAACACTCTATTTAATTACTTTAGGGATAAAATATCTAAAAACCTTGATTTAACAATAGATAAGCTTGCTACCAGGTATCTCATAGACGCTGATGATTTAGATGGTATGTTATCAGATTTAATAGATAATGGACCAAGTTCAAAAATTATAAACGTTGCCATTGACAATAAAATGCTCGTGAGTGATATAGTTGAAATCATGGAGGGCATTTTAGATAATAAAGTTAAAAAAGAATATAAAGAAAAAGGCTCTAGTTATAATGTTGATAGTAGATTCTTTATTGACTACCTAAGTATGTCTGGTGTATCAGGGAGATTTAATAACCCAAGTAGTTACAATTATGAATTATTAAAAAAATATCTAAGTTAAATGAAAAATATATTTGAAACATTAGAGAGTAATAAGTTCAGCTATAAAGAAATAAGAGACAAATCAGATATTTCTTTAATTGATGAAAATGAATATGATATGAATGTTATTATCGGATTCCAAGGTAGACAAGAATTCTTTGCTCCGCTTATAGAATCGTTTGAAAGGGCATTTGAATATTATAAAGGTATCGACAGTTCCAAGACGTTTTGCTTCACCTTTGTTGAACACGACCAATTTCCAAATAGCAAACATTTATTAGAAGATAAGGTTAACTACATTTGGACTCCAGGGAATGTTTCTGAAAAATATAGCAGAAGTTTTGCATATAATTTCGGAGTAAAATATTCAAACAAAGCAAGACATTATGTGTTACACGATATAGATATTCTTGTTAAAGAGAATTTCTTTGAAGAACTGTATAAGAATTTAAAAGACTCAAAGTGTATGCAGACATACGGAAAAAGACGTGTACTGTATCTATCACAAGAACTTACTCCAAAGGTAATAGCAAAAGAAGTTGATTTCAGTACGTTCGATGAGAACACTCCAGATGTAAGCTTACCTATGTTTGCAGGAAAGCCTGCGCTTGGCTCTAAAGGAGGCTCAATAGTTGTTGAAAGAGAAATGTATTATCAAATAGGAGGATTTGACCCAGAGCTTTTCTGGGGATATGCAGCTGAAGACCAAATGTTTTGGAATAAGGCAGCAACTATTCTTGGAGAAGTTAGCTATGCAGATAATCCACCAATAGATATTTTTCATATGTGGCATCCGCCAACAAGTAATACAAACCCGTTAGTTCATGAAATGGAAAGTTATATGCACCAATATAATGGTATGAAAAAGAAAGACAGGTTTAGATATTTAGAAATTCAAAAAAACGCATTTAAAGATGAATAAAGCATTTATATTTACAGAAGCCTATGGTTGTGGTTTAATTTTAAAAAAGTGCCTTGAGTCCTTTTTTGAACACCACCCTGAGACAAAAGTTCACGTATTCGGAACACACAAAGATTTTAAAGAATTAGGCAAGTTCAAAAATGTAGAATACATGGAGCTTAGCGATGACCAGGAATTAAAGGAATGCTTTAATCATGGACATATGGGCACAGCTCATATAGGAGCAAGAGTTATAAAAGAATTTTCAAATGGATATGATTATGTTATTCATTTTGATAGTGATGTTATTTTTAGAAAAGAATCAATCTCTTTACTTACAGATAAGATAGATGAAGGATATGACATAGTTGGTCCAAGAAGATGTTATGAGAATAATATGAATGGAAAGACTGACCTTGTAGGTTTAGAAGATGTCTCTCAAACTTATTTCTACGCATTCAATAAGGCTAAGATAAGCGATTTTGAGTTTCCAACATTAAGGCAAATGGTTGTTGGTTATCATAACCCGTTAAACCATCCTATTCTTGATTATTTTGACCCAGTTTGTTTTGACATATTAAACAATGGAGGAAAGATTTTCTTCTTATCTCCAGATGATGTTGGAGGATTAACTCCAGAAGGAAATAGGAATAATAGTCATCCGAAATTAAATGATGATATGGACTTTGGAAACAACTTAATGCATTTTGCTGGAGTCGGGTCTGGAATGAAGTTTTATACACAAGGGCCTGGACAAGCCGCTAAGGGTTATGTTGACTGGGCAATGAAAAGATATGGATTATATCATAAGTTATTGTTCGAAGGGGAATTGGATGGAATTGAAGTAAATCCTGAAGTCTATGAATTACTAAAAGAAGAATTAGGTGAAACAACTAGTAAATAGCACAAGCGAGCCATCTTGGCCAAGTATAGAGGTTGAGTTTAATCGTCCAATAGAATTGTTTGTAGATAATTTTACTGGCTATAATTCTCATAAAGATACTTTTAAAATACTTTGGATTAAAGAGTCTGAAGAGATAAGTAAGTTCAAATCTCATGCTATTGAAAATCATAAAAAATTTGATGCTTTAATTACCTATGATGAAGATGTATTGAATCAATGTGATAATGCATATTTCATGGAATTCGGCACAGCCTGGATTAGTGATTTTGATAACACAGCTCCAAAGAAATTTCAAATATCTCATTTAACTGGGTTTAAAGAAATGACTAAAGGTCACATAATGAGAAAGAAGGTTCACTACAAACAAGGTAAGATAAGTTCTCCAAAAGATTTTTACATTAGCCGCCATGGTGGAGTAGAAGATTCTTTTGGTAACAAACATCTTGGAGATAGTAAAAATCCTTTATTCGAATCTCAATTCCATATTTGCATAGAAAACTCTCAGCAAAAGAATTTCTTCACAGAAAAACTAATTGATTGTCTTGTGACCAAGACAATTCCTATATTTTGGGGTTGTGAGAATATCGAAAAATTTTTTGATATTAACGGATTTTTTATAGCAAAAGATGTTAAGGATATTGTTAAAATATGTAACTCATTAGATGAAAACACCTATCAAGATAAACTAAAGTTTATAGAGAAGAATTTTGAATTATCACAAAAATACATTACTATTATTGATAGGTTAGAAATAGTTATTAAAGAAATACTAAAAGACAAATGAAAATATCAATAGTAGTAGCGGCATATGAAGCAAACGGTAAGGGTGTTAGTCTGTTAGGCGATTTGTTTAATTCTATAAATTCACAAACCTACAAGGATTTTGAAGTTGTGGTTTCAGACCACTCTATAGATGATGTAATAAAAGAATATTGCACAACCTGGGAAGATAGGATGAGTATGGTCTATATTCGTACAGAGAAGGGTCGTGGTAATAGTTCAATAAACATGAATGAAGGCATCAAAGCATCAACTGGAGACTACATAAAGATAATGCATATGGATGACCAGTTTTGCAATGACAACGCTCTTGAATTAATGGCTTCAAGAATATCTGAAGATGAAAACATTAAGTGGGGAGCGTTTGGGTTTAATCACTTATATGAACCTCAGAATGAAATTAAAAGAGAAATAATCCCATCTCTTTACAATAATATAGGGATGGCAGCAAGTAGTTTGATAGGTTGTCCAAGTGTATCTTTTTTCATAAATGATAAGACAAATTTATTTGATGAAGAGATGATAATTATAAACGACTTTGATATGCACTTTAGGTTAAATCAAAAGTATGGAGAACCAATGGTTATTTCAGACATTTCTGTTACCGTTAGAATGCATGCAGACCAAGTGACAAATTCACTATCTACATATCAAGAAAAAGAAACAGAAGAAATGAATTATTTTAAAACAAAAAATCAACAATAATGAAAGAAGATTTATTAAGTCAAATAGCAAATAAATATGCATCTGACAAAGGGACTATAGCGCCAGAAACAGGTAATCACGGACCAAGACTTCATTTTACAACTATGTACAGCAAATACATGGAATCAATTAGAAATGAAAAAATAACTATATTAGAAATAGGAATAGGCTCTGGCCCATCTCTTAAGATGTGGTATGACTATTTTCCAAACGCAACGATACATGCTATTGACGTAGATAATCATTCTCCAAGAAATAACGATAGAGTTACTACACATATCTGTGACCAATCAGATAGAATTGCGATGTTTAAGTTAATGGAACAAATTGGAGAAGTTGACATTCTTATTGACGATGGTTCTCACGTAGTGGCACATCAACAAATAAGTCTTGGCTTCCTATTTCAATATGTGAAAAAGGGTGGGCAATATTGGCTTGAAGATTTACACACATCTGACAGAGAAGTTTGGCAAGGAAAAGAATTGTATGGATATGATATGTCTATCAAAGAAGGTGAATCAACAGTTGAAGTTTTAGAGGACTATATTGACACTAAAAAAATGAAAAGCCCTTTTATGACTAAAAAAGAAACTGATTATTTAAATGAAAATATAGTTGATATGAAAATGTTTGAATTACCAAAATCTCACTGGGGAGTAAATAAACTTTGTTATATAAAAAAATAACTGATTAAATAATGAGAATATTAATTACAGGAGGAGCTGGTTTTATAGGTTCAAGATTATGTGAAAAATTAGCCGAAGATGGACATAGCTTAACTATAATAGATAATCTATTAGAGCAAGTTCATGGCGACAATCCTTTTGTAAACTCTGAGACTCTAATTAGAGCAACAAAGTATAGTGAACTTTCTTTTGGAAATGCTGAAGATGTTGATTCTTGGAAAAGATATTTTTATGGTTATTTTGATGCGATTGTATGTTTAGCAGCAGAAACAGGGACTGGTCAATCTATGATGAAGGCTGATTCTTATTGCTCATCAAACATAAACTCAATAGCTATATTAAATGATTTAATAGTAAGTGGTGATATAGAATGTGGTAAAGTAATTTTAGCATCATCAAGGGCTATCTATGGAGATGCGGGTGTAGACTTAGACGGAAACCCTCTTGCAACAAGAGAAAATGACCCTAAAGACCCTAAATCAATATATGCTGTTACTAAATTGGCACAAGAACAAATTTTATTCACAGGATTTCCAGATACTCCAGTTTGTGCATTAAGATTCCAAAACGTATATGGCCCAGGCCAATCGCTTAAGAATCCCTACACTGGAATACTTTCAATATTCTCAACAGCAATTAATAATAAGAATGATATTCAAATTTTTGATGATGGCTTAATGAGCAGAGACTTTGTTTACATTGACGATGTTGTTGATAGTATAGTTTTAGCAATTGAAGACGATAGAGCAGTGGGAGCTTTAAATGTTGGTTCTGGAATTGCAACTACAGTTATTGAAGTAGCAGAGACATTAAAGAAAAAATATAATTCAGACGTAAGCATAAATATCACTGGAGAGAAAATGGTTGGTGACATTAGACATAATTTTGCAGACATCTCATTAATAAAGTCACTTGGTTATGAGCCAAAGGTTTCTTTTGAAGAAGGAATAGGTAAATTTGTAGAGTGGGTAGAATCTCAAGGAGATTTAGAAGATAATAAATATGAAGATTCTCTTGAGGATTTTAGAAAAAAAGGACTATTGAAATGAAGTATTATATTGTTGGTAAAAAAACGAAAGAAGGCAATCTTGAAAGCGATTCCGAGAAAGGTGTTCTAACTGAATATTTTGAATTGGGTTGGGAGTACATGGTTTCTCATCTTCATATAAAACATCTATATTCAACAGGAGCTCTTGATGAAGATGATGTTATTGTAACTCTTAAAGACAGGATGTTTCTATACCAGGGGTTTTGGCCTAACGTAATTTCTTTTGAGAGTTTTTCAAAAATAGACATTACAGAAAATGTTATTGATGTTTGTGAACAAATTGAGAAAAAACGAGAACACTATTTGCCAAAAATAGAAGGAGGAAAGTACTCTTTTTTTGATAGTGATATAGAAGTTATTAAAAATATAAAATACGTAGACATAAGTCATTTCGATACAAGTAAACCGTATTGCTGTTTACATTTAAGATATAGAAAATGGGCTGAGTTTAGAAATCTATCCAAAGAGTTTTGGGAAGAACTAATAAAAAAGATTGAATTATCTGGTTTTAATATTTATATTTTTGGAAAAGAAGCTAAAGATTTTGCTAATGGAGTTAATATTTTTCATGTAAACCTTGACGAATACGCTTCGTTACTTAATAATAACAATTGTAAGTACTTGATTGGAAGTATGTCTGGAGGTACTTTAGTAGCTCAAACGTTTTCTAACATAAATTGCACAAACTACGTTATTATAACAGATGAGCAAACATATAAAGAATACAAGACAGATTACGCATACAAGGTTTTTTACCACAATGAAGCAATGAATTTTTCAAAATCCCCCATTGTTTATGTATCTTTTCTTGATAATATTATAGATGATAGCTTAATTAAAGTTGAACAATTATTAAATGAAATATAATGGATAACACTTATGATTACGTAATACTCGGAGGAGGAGTAACAGGAGTTGCAGCTGCAAGAAGATTACAGCAAAAAGGTAACGATAATTTTGTATTACTTGAAGGTGAAGATGAGCCAGGAGGATTATGTAGAACCAAAGAAGTAGACGGACATCAATTTGATATTGGAGGCGGTCACGTATTGCACTCTAAATACCAAGAGGTGTTAGATTGGATTTTTGAACACATTTCAATAGATGATTTTAATAAATTCGACACAAAGGTTTTAATTGACCTTGAGGGGCATCCTATAGAATTTCCAATAGAATTAAATCTATGGCAATTGCCAACCGAAATGCAAATAGAGTATTTGCATTCATACATCCAGGCCGCAAGTAATGAGGCTGTAGAATATGAAAACTTTGAAGATTGGATTAGAAACTACTTAGGAGACAAGATAGCGGATAACTATATGATTCCTTATAACAAGAAACTATGGTGCCTAGACATATCAACTCTAAATACTGATTGGCTTAGTAAAATACCAAAAACAGACATTAAGCTTATATTAAAAACCATTATTGAAAAGAAATCTAATTTTACTGAAGAAGTAGTTAGTCACAAGTCTTTTTATTATCCTAAAAAAGGAGGATTCCAAACTATATTTGATTCTATATACAAGCATGTTGAATCGCATGTTGAATTAGGTGTAAGGGTTAAAAACTTGAAATACGATAAAGAAAATGAGGTTTGGATTATTGATGGTAAATATAAAACCAAAAAAATAATTTGCACCATCCCCTGGACTCTTTTAGATATAGAGATTGATGGATTTGATTATGAGAAGGAATTTGAAAACTTAGAATATTTGAGTGATGTTATTTCTCTTTGGGAGAGAGAACCATATGAGCACGGTGCTCATTGGAAGTATATCCCTAACCCTGATGTTGAGCAACATAGAGAGTTTTATATTCATAACTTTGCACCTCACAGCAAGCCTGGAGGAGTAATGACTGACATAAACAGAAAGAGGTGGATTGAAAATGATAAAAAATGGAAAGCTGGAACTCCTTTGTATGAACATGAAAATATTTATTCATACCCTTTACCAACTAAGGTTTACAAGGAATCAATGAAAAGTATTTTAAGTTTTTCAAAAGACTATGGGCTTTACGGTTTAGGTCGTTGGGGACAGTGGCAATATTTTAACACGGACCAATGTATTAAGCAGGTTCTTGATTTTTTTGAAGATGAAGATGATTTCAATTACTTCAAAATATTTTAATTAATGGAAAGTAAAATTTTAGTCACAGGAGGAAGCGGGTTAGTTGGGAATTATTTAAAAAAAATAATACCTAACGCAGTTTATGTATCATCAAAAGATTTTGATTTAACTTCAATTAAAGAGGTTGAAATGATGTTTGATATACATAAGCCAGACGTTGTGGTTCACCTTGCAGCTAAAGTTGGCGGTCTCATTGATAATATAGAGTTTCCAGCAGATTATTATGATGATAATATCCTGATGAACACGAATACATTAAAAACTGCACACAAACACAAGGTTAAAAAGTTTATTGGAATGTTAAGCAGCTGCGCATTTCCAGATGAAGCACAAGAGTTTCCTATTAAAGAAGAGTCTTTACATGAGGGTCCTCCTAATGAATCTCAATTTTCATATGGAATATCCAAAAGGTCTTTCGCAGTTCAAATTGAAGCATACAACAGACAGTATGGAACCAATTATCAATATCTAATTCCATGTAATTTATATGGAGAAAGCAATAAGATTGATGAGAACAAAAGTCATTACGTTACAGCATTGGTTAAAAAGATATATGATGCCAACGCTGACGGTGATGACAAAATTGTTTTATATGGAGACGGAACTCCTCTGAGACAGTTTATGCACGCAAAAGATATGGCTGAAATTATTAAAATAGTAATTGATAAGGATATTACAGAATCATTTAATGTAGCTCCAGAAGAAGTCGTTAGTATAGAAAGCATAGCAAGAACAGCTCTTGTTTCATCTAACTCTCAGCATTTAGGTATTGAATTTGACTCAAATATGCCAAATGGGCAGATAAGAAAAGATTTGGATGTATCTAAAATGAAAATACTAAATCCAGGATATAAATTCACATCACTACACGATGGTATTAAATCTTTTTATAATTTTTATAAATTAGAAAGTGAAAAATAATACAAAAAACATATTGGTAACTGGAGGTCTTGGATACATAGGTAGTCATACGCTTGTTAAATTAATTGAGTGCGGATACACTCCTTTTGTTATTGACAATCTTTCAAACTCAAGCCTGAATGTTATTGACAAGGTTAAAGAAATTACTGGAGAAGAAGTATTCTTTCTCCAGGGTGATATAAGAGATATAGATGGTAGAAATAATATTATTCATATATTTAAAAATTATGACATTTATGCTGTAATACATTTTGCTGCATATAAATCAGTATCAGAATCCACAAGAGAGCCTCTTAAATATTATAACAACAACATCAATAGTACCATAAGACTTCTGGAACTTATGAAATATCATAATGTTAAGAATCTAATCTTTTCATCTTCATGTGTTGTTTATGGTCAGCCAGACAGTTATCCAGTTACAGAAACAACTCCCATAAAACCAGCAGAAAGCCCTTATGGTGAAACTAAAAGAATGTGTGAGCAAGTAATTGAGGCATGCTGTAAATATAGTGGGATTAACGCAATTGCCTTAAGATATTTCAATCCAATTGGAGCACACGAAAGCGGAATATTATATGAGAACCCAAAAGGAACCCCAGAGAACCTTATGCCATATATAACTGGAGTAATATCAGGACAATATCCACACTTAAAAGTGTTTGGGGATGATTATGATACAAAAGATGGAACTGCAGTTAGAGATTATATAGATGTGAATGACCTGGCAAATGCCCACGTAAAAGCTCTTGGCATTGTAGATGGTATTGGATATGATGTTTTTAACGTTGGCTCTGGAAGTGGGTATACTGTAATGGAAGTGATTGAATCATTTGAAAGAAATGGTAGTCCTGTTAAATATGAAATAAACCCAAGAAGAGATGGAGACATAGAAAGTATTTATGGAGATATTTCTAAGGCTGAAATGATATTAGATTGGGTACCAGAGAGAGCTTTGGATGATAGTGTTAAAAGTATATTAAAAAGATTATAAATTATGAAAGAAGTATCATCAATATTAATGGGTGGAGTTGGAAATTATATGTTCCAAGTTGCTGCAGCATATGCGTATGGAAAGAAACATAGCAAGAAAGCTGTATTTAATATAGCAGAGTCAATGGGTCAGCATCAGCATTTATCTACTTATGATAAAAATATTTTTAAGGATGTTGATTTGTATCACGTATCAGGAGCAGATAGAAATCAATTTAATGAAGACGGATTTCATTATCAAAAAATTCCAGATTTTCCAAAAAAAAACACCCTTCTATATGGATACTTCCAGTCTGAGAAATACTTTAAAGATTGTGAAGAAGATATAAGAAAAATATTTATGTCATATGACATTGAAATGGATGATGAAATAAAAGAGTTACTTCAAAACGATAACACATGTTCAATTCACGTTAGGAGAGGGGATTATCTTAAGTTCCCAAATCATCATCCAACTCAGAATATGAATTATTATATGAAGGCAATTAAGAAGATGCCAAAGGATTCTGTTTTCTTGATTTTTTCTGATGACATTCAGTGGTGCAAAGAAAACTTCCCAGATATGCCAGAGAAGTTTAGATTCATAGAAGGAAACAAAGATTATGAAGATTTATACATAATGAGTCATTGTAAAAATAACATAATCTGCAACTCAACATTTAGTTGGTGGGCAGCTTGGCTTAATAAAAATGAAAACAAAATTACTGTAGCACCATCTGTTTGGTTTGGACCAGAGCTTGAAGGTAATAATACAGAAGACCTTTATTGTGAAGGGTGGATTAAAATATAGTTATGCAAGATGTTGTTGGATTTTATAATGATGAAACAAAAATAATGGTAATAAATATACCTAAAAACGCTTCAACATCTGTTAGAGCTTCTTTAGGTGCGTTTGAACACTCTAATTTAAAAAACCTAAAAGACTATGAAAAATATAGGACCGTTATTGTTATAAGAAACCCTCTGGATAGAATATCGTCTCAATACAATGAGGTTATGAAAAGAAAAAGTGAATTAACCAGGAGTAAGGGTTTTTTTAACATGGAGGAAGGTAGTAGAGAAAAGTTTATAGAGTTTTTAAAAGAAATAAACAGAGGGTTTTTTGACATTCATACAACAAGGCAAGTTGACTCTATATTAGATTCAGAAGGGAATATTTTTACTGCAGATTATGTTCTTTTGTTTGATACGCTTTCTGAAGATTTTGATAAAATGAAACAAGAGCTTTGCATTAACGTTAGTTTGATACATCAGTTAAAAAGTAATCATACTTCATATTTAGAAATGGCCCAAAATGATGAAGAAATTAGGAGTTTGATTTTAGATATTTACAGTGAAGATTTAGAATTATACAATAAAATAAAAAATGAAAGAAAATAAAACAGTAGTAACAGGCGGTAGTGGAATGGTTGGAAAATCTCTTAAGAAGATTATGCCAAATGCAATTTATTTATCATCATCAGATTATAACCTAACTACAGAAAGAGGTGTAGCTCAAATGTATCATGACCTTAAGCCAGATACTGTTATTCACCTTGCTGCAAAGGTAGGGGGAATAATTGATAACATTAATAAGCCGTGTAATTATTTTACAGATAATGTTTTGATGAATACGCTTCTTGTTGAATATGCTCGATATAATGGAGTAGAAAGGTTTATTGGAATACTTAGCACTTGCATTTTCCCAGATAAAGTTGAAGAATATCCGATGACTGAAGAAATGCTTCATGCAGGACCACCAACTCCAACTAATTTTTCTTATGGATATGCTAAGCGCTGCTTGGCAGTACAAATAGACGCATGCAATAAGGAGCATGGAACTAATTATCAATACCTTACTCCTTGTAATCTTTATGGGGAGCATGATAAGTTTGGTGAGAATAGTCATTTTGTTGCAGCCTTAATCAAAAAGATACACCAGGCTAAGTCTACTGGAGAAGATAAGATAACTCTATTCGGAACTGGAACCCCTCTTAGGCAGTTTATGCACTCAAGCGACCTTGCAAGGGTTATTAAAACGTGTTTAGATGATGAAATTTACGATAGCTTTAATGTTGCAACAGAGCAAAATGTATCAATTGATGATATAGCCAGAACCGCTCTTAGAGCATGCAAGGCTGATGGGATGAAAATAGAATACGATTCAACAAAGCCAGATGGTCAATTTAGAAAGGATGTATCTATTGAAAAAATGAAAAGAATACTTCCAGAATTTAAAGCAACAAGGCTTTATCATGGGATAAGCTCAACGTATTCTATCTTACAAGAAACCTGGAAGCAAACCACTTGATTATATGCTTTAGTTTTCATATTATTATAAAAACAATATGAAACATGGCAAAAGAAAAAATCACCCTCGTTAAAGATACTATTGATAACGCAGACGTAGACCACTTAATAGAATGGCTTAAAACATATCCAAGACTTACCAAAGGACCAAAGACAATTGAGTTTGAGGAAAAATGGTCTGAATGGATTGGGAGCAAGTATAGTGTGTTTGTAAACTCTGGCTCTTCAGCCAATCTCCTAATGCTTTATGCACTTAAGGTGATGGGAAATCTTAAAAATCAAAAAGTAGTAGTTCCAGCTCTTGCTTGGGCTACAGATATGGCTCCAGTAATTCAACTTGG